CAAGTACTTGACCGGCAGCTACCGCGTCAGCAAATCCGAACTCGAACTTGCTATCACCGATTGCAGTCCGGGGCTGTACCCGCGCAATGGCTAGCGGCCTATTATCAATCGACCAGCACTCATTGTTGGTCGTGAATAGGCGTACATCCCCAGCGTTGTCCGTGCCAGGGTTCCCCTCGATTACTCCGCCGGTCTGGTTGGCCAGCCGGGCGAAGTTGCTAACGCCGGCGCCACCACTGTTTGAGGCGGTCCAGACATTCGTATTGAGCGCACTGATAAACTCATCATCGAAGATGTATACGTCCTCAGTCAGCGTCTCTAGAAGCCGGAAGACCGGCTCGTCGGGAGCCAGCACATCGCGTAGCCGGCTCCGTGCAAAGGCCCGTCCGTAAAACTGATTACTGAACGGGGTGAACTCGTTTGCCATTGTCTATGATCCCTTTCTCTGGATGATCGTAGGAACTCCGGCCGTAGGCCGCCGGCTGCCACTATCGGACGTATCGCTGCTTAGCGGTTCTTCCGTCCGCCCTTCTTCAGCTTGTTGGCCTTATCCTTCTTGCGGGCCGCAGAGGCAGCCTTCTTACCAGCTGCCGTATACGGGTAGTGCTTTCCGCCTACCATTGGCATATCATTGTCCTCTACTTTCAGTATATATTATAGGTTATGCTTTGTCTGCCTGGACCGCGAAAGGCGCCACGGTTGTGATGCTCTGCGATTCCAGGGTTAGAGATGCTTCCCTACGTGTGTAGTCATGCGTTTTGGTTAGGTGCTGGAAACACGCTCGGGCAGTATCTCGATCGCCGTCGATGAACCAGCACTCGAAGTCGCACTCATCGCAAGCAAACTGCCGAATCTGGTCCCTCACTGCTTCAATCTGTGGGAACCTAAGGCCAGCGATAGGCGGATCTACATGCCAACGATAGGCCAAGACCTGTGCCACAGGGAACTCCTTCGCTCCCCCATTCGCCAAGATGAGTCGGAATTGGGCGCCCACGCGAGTATCCGTACCCGGAGGGTCAAGGACCCCATACTCAGGTAAGGGCTTGAAGCCCTTGTGAGTGTATAGGGCATAGGCTCCAATGTTTCGGCGGTTCCCTCCCGGGGTAGCTGAACCACCTGGACCAGTTACAATCCAGCCAGCTGCCGGCCCCATGTTAGGCCGTTTGTAGTACATCCAGGGGAAGCCAGTCTCGCCACCATCGTCGGCAGCTTGTTCAACCCGGTCCACTCGGCCCTGCTGTTGCTGGACCCGGCGGTTCAGGGAATCAACCTGTCCCCGGAGGGACTCGATGACCTCTAGCAGCTGTGCGTTGACACCCTCTGGGGATACATCAACAGGGGCAGCCGGCCGAACTACTACCGGTTCATCCACTGAAATGGCTCGAAATGGCTCTTCGACAATATCCTTGCCTGCCATCTGGTTAGCTTCTTCGACCGCCTTCGAGTGAACAAGCGCCAACTTGCCTTCCTCGATTACTGGCAGCTCTTCGCGTGAGACCGGTACGATGTTCTTGATATCGAACTGTGCCGCGATCTCTTCGCTTGTTGGTTCCCTAGTTTCCTGTTCTGGCTTCTTTGACGATGCCATTAGTATTTACTCCTTTACTGGTAGTATTAGTGGTTGGTCCACCGGCTGGTGAAACGGTACTTCGATGTTCACCGACCGGGGATTACGGTCCATCTTCTCACGTTCCTTGCGTTCTGCAATACTCTGCCAGCGCATGACCTTGTGTTCGGGCGCCCAAAAGACGCCTACGATACGATACTCGACCATGCCCTCGGAATCTTCCAACGAACGCTCCCTGTTCGTTGGCATTTCTACAATATTCCCCTCCGCATCCTTGATCGACTGCCGGCGTTCACCAACCCAATCGATGGCATACCAGGCAGCAAACTGCCCATCGGGATTCCGAACCCATCGTGGATTGGTAAGGCCGGGTGCCTGATACAGGTGAAATCCCTGTAGCTCCATATCCCTGACGAACTTGTAGGTTGCCTCTAGTAGGACCTTCTCTAGATGTAGCTCTTGAAGGTCATGTTCCAGCTGAATGGAGCCCGTCTTGTGTACAAGACCGTATTGTGGGTCATCCTGTATCTTTACTTGCATTATCGATAATATCCTCCAAAGAGCAGGGCCATCATAATTGCAGACGACCCTGCCCTCGTTATCATCATCAGGCACTGCGGATCAAAACTGCACCGCTGTCAACGGTCGTTGGGTCGCTGTCGCCCGCAGGCGTTTCTGCCACCCAGACAGCCTCTGACGCTTCGTACAGGTCGTATCCAAGAACGCCCCATGCATTGTTCCGGATCAGATAGTCTTCCTTAAAGGTAGGCTTGATCTGCCGAACTAGAATGATTGCTTCCTTATGAAGCAGCGCACACTCGGTCTGTCCCGCTGCCGGAGCATTGAGCAGATTACTTGTGTACACTGGGTAGTTCAAAATACCCGGTAGCTCAGCGGTTTCAATCGCTGATCGGCCGCTCATGAAGTCCTTGCTGGTGAACTTGTTGTTACCGATCAAGGACGCCACGGCCGCCGGACCAAACACCCAGCTTGCACCCTCCGTGACTCCCGCATCTCGCAGGTACTGCCACGCTCGACGTAGGATGGCGTCATCCAGGTCGGCGCCTAGCGTACCAACGATCTGTGAGAAGCTGGCGAATAGCCCCGCGATGCTGACTTCGATTCCGCGCATCAGTGCATAGCCGATGCCATGGCTGATTCGCTCCATCTCGTCGTACTTGGACTGTGCGTCCACAACGGCGTTCAGCAGCGCGGCTGCGTACTGGTACGTGTCAATCGTCACCAGCTGCGCGTTCAACGGAGACGTACCAGCTGTACCAGTACCGGCGGTACCAGCCTGGCTCTGGAAGTTAATCGTTGAGCTTACACCCTCAGTCTTGGCCTGCGTATTGAAGTTGGCCCGTAGTGGGATCTCCAGGACGCGACCAATAGCCATCTGGGACTCGTAGTGTGTGTCTACAAGCTTTGAGAGGACCTCTGCGAACTCAATGGCAACCCGGGCTTCATCAGCCCAGATCGTCGGAAGCATTTCCGTATGGGTATCAGAGGTCATTTCTCTGTCTGAGACTCCCATTATCGTATCCTATTCGTTGATATTATCGCTTTGCCAACACCCGCTTGGCGTAGGCCCGAGCCTCGTCCTTCTTACCTTCACGCATCAGATTCATGAAGTAATCGCTATCGTAGGTCTCTGGTTCGCCAGTAGCTTCCGGTGTTGCCTTTCCAGTGGGTGGGCTAACCTTGCCCCGATCCTTGGCCAGCTTTGCAGCGGCTGCCTTCGTTGCGGCCTTGTCAGCAATCTTCTTCGTCGCTGTTGTCCGCTTCGACACCCGCTCTCGCTCCTCGATTGCACCGGCTTCCTTTGCCCGCTCGACCAAGAACTTAATCGTCTCACCCATGAAGTAAGCCTTCGATGCCGCAACACCCTGGTTTGGGTCAGAGGCAATCCGGCCTGCATTTGAGACGATTTGCAGGTAATCCTGTTCCTGCTTCTCAGTTAGCTCAGGGAGAACATCAGTAAGGGCACGGTCGGCGCCGGCCAGAAATGCAGTATCGTACCGAGTTGAGACCTCGGCAACGATGCCCTCACCATACGTTTGTAGGTGCTGGGCCATCTGGTCTGGCTTGAAGATGTCTGAGTTGACATCGAATGGTTCAACTACGCCATCTTCATCGGCCTTCGCCGCCTTGGCAACCCGGGCCAGCTCAGTCGAGGCTTGATTAGCCAGACCAAGTAGGTCCGTGACCGCCTGCTTACTGCGCTCGATAGCAGCGCTGACAGCCTGCTGCCCTTCCTGGGCCTGCTGCTGTGCTCGCTGCTCTTGCGCCAGCTGTTCCCGAACTAGCTCAGCTACCTTTTCCTGGATTGGCTTCTGGGAAAGAAGTTTATCCTGGTAGCCTTCGGCTAGAGAAGCGAGTTCCTCTTCGGACAGCTCAACGTTGTCCTCACCATCATCGGCATCATCACCTTCACCAGGAGCGGACTCTGCATCGTCGCCCTCGTCCGCATCATCGTTCTCAGGCGGCGACTCCGTGTCCTGGTCCTTCGTCAAATCAGCCGATTCAGTTGAGGTGTCTGGCGCAACCTGCGCTTGGGTATCAGTCTTCGCGTCTGGTTTGTCTGCTGGAGCAGATTCCTGTGTTCGTTCCTTGTAGGCCTTAAGACCTTTCTCAAACCCTACAGGCGTTGATGGTCCACCCATAATATTACCTCATCCCTCCTGTCCTCTATACTAAGTATACACTATAGCCCATTATCGTATTCCGGTCCGCTGTGTAGCCAGCATGTACTTCGCCTGGCTATAGCCCCACTTCAGCACCAGATTTGATGTATCCGGATTCTCATGTGACCACTTCTGCCGGAGCGCAGGCAGCAAGCTATTATAGGCCGCAATTACCGGATCCTGGGATAGGAACATATCGAAGGCTTCCGGAGGGAGGTCCCTAAACTTATCCGATAGTTTGGCAGCAATTGCCTCCCTGACCCCTTCAACATATTCATCGTAGGTTGGCGGCAGGTCTATCTGAGCGCGGTCTTGCAGGAACTGCCAGGCTGAATCGGGGATGTCCCAGTAGCCCGATTCACGAATTACCCGGCGGTCGTCTCGAAGCTGTGCCCATGCCTTCGACTCGGCCTTCTTGACACCCAGGTTCGCATCCATAGCTGCCTCGCGGTCAGGCCCGATCCCCGTTCGGAACTGCTCGATCTCTTCGAACATTTGTTCCTTGATATCGGGATCAACCACGGCATCCGGATACCTATCGAAAATATTATAGTACGTCCATAGGTCGTTGAACGTCTGTTCTAGGCCCGGCTTCGGATTATCATAGGGAACATCATTGGTATCTAGGGCCTTACCAGCCTGCTCGAATAGACTATCGACAATATCCCGTCGCCCTCGGGCCTGTTCCTCAATGCTATTAACGATCTCACGGTATTCTGTATGTGTAATCCGGCCAGTAGTCAATTGAGTACCTGCCTTGACCAGCTGCGTTTTGGTTAGCTCGGCAGCCTCTTCGGCCTGTGCAAATGCAGTAGCAGTTATGTCTTCTTTATTTATTTCCCGTTCCCTCTCGGCTTTTAGCTGCTGCTGGACATCCTTGGTCGCGTTTCGGACGATCGCTTTCTGGGATGAAAGCAAGTCCTTATACTGCCGCCCCCGGACCTCCTCGGGTAGCTTACCTTCGTCCACGAGTTGGTCAACTGCATCATCTAGCTTTTCGTATGGTGAGACGGGGAAGGCACGGAAACCGAGAAATGTGCCGGGGGATGACCACAAGGCCCGCTTGGTTTCGCGCCATATTTCACCTGGATCCTCGCCATTCATGATCGCGATAGTTGCTGCACGTATAGGATCCTGTGCAAAGAACGGGGCTAGGTGGCTGGTCATATAAGGGATGAGATTCTCGGGCTTTGTTAAGTTACCAACTCGCTCGCCAGTGAATTGCTCACCTGTAAATAGATCGGCGAGCATTGCCATTGCCGGCGATGCCTTACCTCGGGCAAACTTGGTCAGAATCTCGTGGGAATTCTTTGGATCGCTAGCAAGTCTGGCTAGTAGGGTCATTGTCTGTTGTAATGGCCCACCGATACCTACACGCGAATCTCCGATCTTCAAAGTCAAGAACTTTGGATTGAATTTACCATCTTTGATCGGATTCAGCTCCGGCTCCTGACCTGTTAGGAGTGCTGCCGTTGCATAAAAACCCGCCCCAGCAACTATCCATCCCGCAAACAGACGAAGGGCAGCCTTCTGCCCAACTTGTCCGCCTACAGCCATATCACCGATTGCCTTTGCCCAACCAGCCCAATACCGTCCAGCAAAGGGGAGTGCACGGAGGGCGAGGCGGCTCATTGGCCGAAGCGCAGCTGACTCAGGAATTGCCATCCGGCCACTGAAGTGCGAGATAACAGCAACTATCTCTTCCTTCGCAGTTCGAGCACCGCTTTTAGCAATAACATTGGGAAATGCCTTTGCAAGGGAATCCATAAAGACATCTTCACCAACATCATCGATTGTATTAAGGGCCATTTCATACTGGTTCAAAGACGATAGGTTGATACTCCGATTCCAGAAGGAATTCGTCTTACCATAGACCATATTAGCGATAGGAATCTTCTTGATAACTAGCTGCCCAGAAGTTATGCGTTCTTCGATACCGAGCATAGCGTCCGAATACCATGAACCCCCATGGGCAGCAAAGTCGGTAATAATATCCTTCTTAGAGCGCACCAACTGACTGTACAACCGCTCATCAGTAACCACAGATCCGATTGCACGAGCCATCATGGAAGTGGTTCCTACCGGATTTACGCCGAAGGCAGCGGCATTCTGTAGGGCAATTGATGATAGGTCGGCGCCAGCCCACAAGGGCGTGAAGAAATCATTTACGGCACCCATACCGTTTAATATAGCCGCAATCGGTCCAGTTGGCGCCCCAAATTCATTAGCAATTGCATTAGCCGTTTCTTTGCTTGTAACCCAACCACCAGCAAATGGCTCCATTATTGCTGATTCTTGAGCGGTCGCACGTGCGGTTCGTTGACGGCCGGCCTTTCGGGCTTCCAATGCCCCAGGCAGCTCGCCTTCAGCAGCGGTCACTCGGTCCCGTGCTTGCGTCAATCGTCGTTCGGCAGCTTCTATGCTCTTACGCCAGTTTGCCCCTCGGCTCCCGGCCTTAACTTTCTTTAGTGCCGAGATCCGTTCCTTGGCCTTTAGCTCTGCATCCTGGGCACGCTTTAGCTGACCTCGTAAACGCTGAACAGCTTTGGTCTCTGCCTCAGGAGCCTTTAGCGTTCGAAAGCCAAGGGCCTGTCGCCGCTCCGTTGCCTCGGACATAACCTGGTGGAAGGCGGCCTGGATATCACCAGCCTCCTCCCCCTTGGCCTGTGATAGGGCACGGAGGAAGTTCTTTGGCTCAAGGCCCATTGCACGGGCGAACTCATATCCTGCAAGCTGACGACCAACCTCTCGGTAGAGAATCTCGATTGTCCCCGCTGGATTGTTGAGATATTCAACGCCAGCTCGCCGGGCTTCATCAGTTAGCGCATGGCTCCGGCCAAAACTAAAGCCTGGCTTTGTCCCAATTCCTGATCGAGGGCCAAATCGGATATCTGTATCACCAACCTTGACAACGATACGTCGAGACCAGTCCTCCGTTAGCCACTTCTGTGGTACAAGACCCCGTTCGGCTAACGGCTGGAACGCTTCCTTTGTTGTAGTCAAATATTCCCGAATCGCAGACCGTAGCGAATCTGGCATTTCGTATGCATCGAGGTTTGGGGCTACATCATCGAAGAACGTACTCAGCCCTTCAGTCTTCGGCTTAACACCGAACTGGGCAAGGTCTCCACCAGCATCTTGGATTGCCTTACTACCCCCGACCGCTTCCTGAAATAGGTCATCTACAGCCGTTGCATACGCTGCAGCTATACTATCAGTTACGGATGTAATTGTCCGAGATCGTAAACCGGCCTGATGAACTACATTCTTGATCTCTTTCGTGGTCGTGGGTTCCTTTGGCGTCGGCGGTTCTCCGCCGTCCATACCCTTGACTGGAGGCTTCTTAGGTGGTGGCTGGTCTATGGGATCAATATCTGCGGTCGGTGCCATCTTGCTCGGTGGATCGGACAATGCCTGTGCTTCGATAGCTGCATCATCGCCCGTCTCGACTACACGTGCTCCAGCGCCCCGCTTGGTCTTTACCTGTTTCGTAGTAGCTGCCCGAGCCTTTATCTTCTCCGATGTCGTGCCAAACTCAACCCGCTCACCCGTTGGTGTAATGCCATACTCCGGCGGCCGTTCACCAGCTAGCTCGGCCAGTGCAGCCCGTTCCCGTGCAGCAGGACCCGGCTTCTTGGGCTTCGGTGGTGCTACTGCCGGTTCCGGCTGTACCGTTGTTGGTGCCTCTGCCGGCTGTCCACGGATCTGATCCAACGCCCGCTGGCCAGCGTCGTTCAGCTGATTGTTGGCCTCAAGCTGTTCGAGTGCGGTTCGCGTTTCATCAACGACCCCCGACTGGAATGGTGCATCTTTCCAGGCGGCTAGTGCAGCGTCAGGTGCAACCTCGGATACCTGTTCGCCGATCCGGCCGACCTCGATAACAAATTCTGCATTGGGATATGTCTGTTGTGCAAGCTCAACGGCCTGACCGGCCGATGATATCGTAGGCGCTTCGATATTTACCTCAACACGACCGGGCGTTGTCTTGCTTTCAAGTACTGCAATGCGGGTATATCCACGCTCCTGTGCAGCCTGTAGACCCGATTTGTACAGGCCGGGCTTAATAGCACCAGTCTTGGTCTTGGCAGACGGTAGCCCTACGGTCTCGAAGAGATCGGCATGTGACGCGGCCGTATGAACTTCACCCTCGGGAGTGATGAAGTGTGCGAGGTTACCCTTTGGTAGGGTCATAGCACCCCGCTCGCCGGCAGTAGCAAACCGCTGGATTGCCGATTGAATCCCTGGACTCAACCGCGCCTGGCCAGCCCGACGAAGTAGTTGGTTTGCAGCTGCTGTAACTGGAGCCTTAACAGATGCTGGTGTTGCAAGACCGCCGATCAGCTCACCAGCCAATCGTGTGTGCACCGGTGCACCAAGTTCTTCGGCTGCACCACCGATGAGGCCACCAGCTACCGAGCCGGCAACTCCAGTAGCCGTTAGCCCAGGAGCGGCAACACCTGCACCGGCCAGCATGCCGAGACCGAGGGGGGTTCCTAGACCAAGGGCTTGCCGCTCAAGTTCTTCACCTGCAAATGGGACCCGGCCGAGTTCTTCGGCCACGCGCTCAGTTCCGGGTAGGGGGGTAACAAGGCTTGACCCGAACGCCGCTGCTGCATCGGTCAAGCTAGTTCGCTTTGGACGGCCTACGCGAACAAATCGGGCTAGGGCACCGAGTTCTGTATCTGTCGGATTCTCCGCTACTAGCTGGTCAAGTTTCAGCCATAGACCTGCCGATGTCTTAACTGGAAACTGTCCCAGCTGGATCTTCGCTAGTTCATCCTGGGTCAAGACCCCCTGGTCGGCTAGCTTCCTCGCCTTATCGAGGGCAATGGCCTCACCCATTGCCTGTGCCGGGTTGTATCCGATAATCTTCTGGTAGTCCGCCCATTTACCGGCAGCCTCGCCGCCTAGATTGGACACGTCCTCATTCGCTAATTCCAGGGCCGTGTACATATCAAGTTCAGGTTCAACAGTCATTAGGTTCCGGGCGTGTTGTAGAAGAGACTGTTCCTCTTCAGCACCCCACTGTAGAAGATGTCCTTCGTCACGTGTCCAGGTTGGTACGGTTGGGACCGTCCGGGCGCCCGCCGCAGCACGTACCTGACCTCGGGTCGCACCCTGAGATGCCATTTGCTGCAAGTCCTGCACGTCCGTTTCCCTGGTCGTCGCACCGATAACCCGATTGGCCTTACGCCTTTCGTTAATATCATAGTCATAGATACTATTATCGTCTAGCTGAGAGGCTTTAATAATACCCTCGAATCGATCAGCGTCCAGCCCCTCCTTCTGTAGACCAGCCGCCAGGGGGGCAAGCATCGGCCGTTCTTCAGGAGGAATCCGATCAACAGACCGGGCAAACTCCATAGCATTCCGCCGGCCTTCCTCAAGCCGGGCATGCTCCCACAGCTCTGCCGGCCGCAATCCTTGATATTGAGGGTTGAATCCGAGAGCTTGAACGGTACTAATGTCTGCCCGCTGGGGCGCAAATGACAGCGCTAGCTGGTGTTCCTCCTTCTGGTTCTGTATTTCATACTGCTGCTGCTTTGCTGCGTTAGCCTCCTGCTGGGCCAGCAGTTCCTCGCGCTTTGCCTGTAATGCCCTTGCAGATTCTTGAGCAAACTGGGTTGCGGTCGTGGTCATTATCCGCAGCGCGTTTTCCTTGCGCTGCTGTTGGCTACGCGTAATTATCTCCTCATCCGGCGGGTGTACGACACGCGGCTGAGGAGTACGCTCAATTACTCTTCGCTGGAGGATGGAGATGGTTGGCCGAACCGGCCGTCCCGGTCCGGATCGTATAGCCATATATCTCTTGTTCCTTGGACTAGCTTCGTACGGTTAGAGGCACGGTATTACCTACCGCTGCCTTTTGGACCCTTGGACTGTGGCGATACCTTTCGGGCACCTTGCGAGCCTCGTGGACCTCGTGCACCCGCATTAGGCGTAGGCTGTAGCTTAGAGCCGCTGGTTCGTTGGCCGCCAGGACCGGCTGCCTTAGCGCCTCCTGGACCATCTGTTGGGTGGCCAGAGTGGCCGTCGCTGGGGCTATGTCGCTGGTCAGACATTAGTCATTCTCCTTCCTGTGGCTAGGGATCTCCCCTGGGCCAAGATGTCGTAGGTACTTCGGCGGTTCCTTGCTTAGCTGCTCCATCTGCGATCGGACTTCCGGTGAGACATGGTACTTAGCCATCATACGCTCATTCTCCCGCAGGCGGGTCTTCGCTTCCTTCTTAGCAGCCTCTACAACTGCCTTTCGCTGGTAGCCTGCCGTTCGCGGTGGTACCCTCGTTGACTTATTGCTCTTCATCGGTCTCTTCGTTGGCATTTCGATAACCTCTTCGATAATATCTACGATAGTCCCATGGGTGTCCATATCTCCCGGAAGAACGACTGCTCTTCGGGCCGGACGCCCGTGGACTGATACAGCCCTTGAAGGGCTTGCTGGATTACCGGTGATGTATATTGCCAGAACATCGGATTGATCTGGTTCAAGGCAGGGGCATAGCCCCGTGCCATCTGTAACTTCGCCTCGGGTGTAATGCCGGGGTTTGTACCAAGGGCACCGACCAACTGACGAGCCGCACCCGTGATGTATGGATTCGTGTTCATCTGTACCGGAGTCCCGGCAAGCCTCTCCATCGGCGTCCCGAATGCAATCTGATTTAGCGCTTCGAGTTGGGCTGGCGTTGCGCCTGCAAAGGATTGTAGACCCTGGAGATTAACCGGTGGTGCACTGACGCCAGACGTAACACCAGATTGAGCACCTTGTGCCTGTTGTCGGACCCCAGCGAGAATCGAACTAATATCGCCAATTGAGGTTCCCCGTCCGAATTGATTAAGCACCGGTTGCAGTCCAGGGACTTGCGTTGCGTATGGATTGTTCCGCTGAAATAGCGATGGCTGCTGCGCCGTGTTCTTAGCCGGCGGTAGATATCGGCCAGATGTAAAGTTCGTGTTCGTTCGGGGGAACATGAACGGACCTGCCTTACGTAGGTTGGCGTTACCGAGAGTTCGTCGTGCCACTCTTCTGTGTCCTTCGGCCAGCAGCCCTATTCATCTGAGTCTGTGCCCGCGCAAGTGTAGGATTTGACACACCTGCTGAGAAGGGTCCACCCGGTGCCAGTGCGGCAAGGTAGCCAGGAGTAGCCTGACCACCCACATACGCACTGTGTAGTCGCCTAATATCCGCCTCCGCCTGCGCCCGCTGTTCGGGTGCCATCTGCGATAGACGGAACTCGGTCTGCCGAACCTGCTGGGATTCAGCCGGCGTATATGGTAGGCCTGTGTACGGGTTTACGGGCGCTGCCCCGGAGAACTCTGCAAGGCCCGCGATAAGACGGTCGGCAATCTCACCATAGGGAGATGGCATACCAGCTCCACCAGATGCTCCCGCACCCCCCGATCCCTGGAATGCAACTGCCGGCGCAAGGCTCCCACCGCCCGCAGCTGTATACGCCTGGAGGGCCGGAACGATGCTGAATGGGTCCTTCTGAAGCTGCGTTAGATAGTCGAGCAGCTGAAAACCGGTTGTCTGGCGGGTCGTCTCCATCTGCTGTGCAAGGTCCAAGGCAGCCAGATTGAACTCCGCCTGCTGCCCCCCGCCAGCAACATTCATTGTACCGCCATATGGGGATAGTTGGCCGAGTGTCTGTGGATCAGTAAAGATGGATGGCATTATGCCCTACCTGCCTGTTGGACCTGTCCAATGTAGTTGATGATATCACTGCCTACGTCTCCCCGAGTTGGCGTCTGGGCCAGTGCTCCAGGAGACAGACGGGTATGTTGAATCTCAGCAGGACTGAACGGGAGGCCGAACCGTGCAGAGGCTACCGAAAGTGCACCGCCGGGTTCTTGGCCTGCGAAATACTGCTGGTCTGGTGAGACTAGGGAGGGCAAAAGCGCTCGTGCTTCTTGCAGAGCGCTGAGCCTCCGTGCATCCGCCAGCTGCGTCCCAGTCAAATAGGCATCGATAGCTGTCGCATTCGCAGACAGCGCCCGCTGCTTTCGAGCCTCAGCCTCTTGGGCCATATTGGCCCGGCGACCTTCGGCTGCGACCTGACGTTCGATTGCAACCCGCTCACGATCGTTGGCCACCCGCGCCCAGTCAACTTCAAGACCCTTGAGTCCTAGCTGATAGTCGAGCTGGGAATTATAAGCCGATGATCCATCTCCTGCATCTTGCGGGAAGTATGAATCAGCCTGCTTCCAACCGCCAGGATCGGTAACATTTCCTAGAATATCATAGGCAGGCTCGGACCAGAGCCACTGCGACCTCCGGCCCGTTGCTGGATCGCTGACATAGGTAACATCTCCATAGACGGTCTCACCTGTTGGTCCAGTCCGGCGTGTACCTCGCCCCTGGCCTTGTCGGCCACCGCCCAAAGCTTCCCCAAGCCCAATACCGGCAACGCCGAGAGCAATATCAAGTAGGCCACGACCGCCGCTTCGCTTATTTCCGTCAGGCATAGATCACCTCATTTCAGTATATCATGTCTCTATACAGGCGGCTCAGGTACGACCGTTGCCTGGAGGTCCTGCAACATATCAAGTATTGCAGACTGCTCCTCAACCGATCCGCTACTCCCAAGTAGTTTCTTAATATCATCCCCCTGCATCCGCCGAAGCAATCCCGGGGTTAGTTCTGTCTCAAATGGTAGATAGCCTTGCGACAACAGCCCATCATCGAGCAGATAGTCGACGATTTCCTCTAGGCGGTCGAGGACATTATTAGCGCGGTCGTTAATCCACGCCGGTCCGAGGATCGGATTATTACTTGGTTGCTTAGTAGCCAACGGAACCCGTCCCTGGTGATTCAGGCGTACCAGCACCGGGTCCACTCTGAACTGTCTGTGTTACTGGCATATTCACGCCTGGCAGACGAACGACATCCGCTGGATTACCAATCGGGCCAGCACCACCACCACCAGCTAGGCCCGTCTCAGGAGTAGCCTGGAATGGAAGCTGTCCCGCTTCCCCGCCTCCGCCCTGGCCCTGCGCAGCCGCAAGCTTCTGCTCAATGTATTGTAGCAGTGCATCTGCGAGCAGTGGGATTGACCGATCCATCACAGCCTTGAGCATCTTGCCCTCAAACACGCGCTTGATCTCATCCTCTGGATTCTCTGCGCTTGCCTCGACAACGGTCTGATAACCGACAGTACCCGCCTCTTCCTGATCACGCAGGTGCTGCTCACGCGCGTACTTTGTCATTGGGGTCTCGGCGCCGAGCGTGACGATTAGCTCAAAGTCCATATCCGCCATCTCGGGAGTAATGACTGCATGCTGGGCAACCTGAACACGGTTAGCAGATCGCCGGCCACCCGGTACGGTTGGAATGTAAATCGGTAGGCTGTGCTTTCGAATTGAATAGATAATGCCCTTCAACAGTTCCTTGAGGGCAAGCGCCCGGGAGTTCTGGTAAGGCACCATCTGGATATCGGCCTGCGATACCTGAATAGCAAGCCGGTGACCAGTAGCTTCCGACTTTGCATCACCTTGCAAGACATCCTGGAATGCTCCCACCGACGCGTCGAGCATAATCCGCTGGTCGATTTGTGCAAGGTCCGTCTTCAGTGACTCGATCCGCTTGATCTCACCAGGGATTACTGGAATCTCACGACTTTCGTTGACAGTCGGTGTCTTATCCTCGTCCGTTGGCGCATCCGCCACTTCCGGAGATACCTTGATGTACTCCGGAGATAGAGCATCCTCAAGTGATGCCGATAGTCGCGCCGTCATCAACACGTTCTGCGCTTGGGCTGCGTTAAGGGCTGCCAGGATTGGTGGCTGGTAGCGCAGAGCCGGCTCGACTTCTGTAGTCTCGTCACCGGCTATCAGTGCATACCCTGTCGTATATGGACCAAATGGGTTATCGAACCGAAGGATAACTCCCTTATCATTTAGGTCGCGCTTCATTCCCTTAATCTTTGGATGCTCGATCAGCAAGATAACCTGAGTCCGAGTTCGAATCTCAACAAAGGTAACCTGAGAGCCAAGGTCGCTATGAGTTCGTGAGTCGGGCATCGTTGGCCCGCCAATGGCCTCGCTACCATCACCACGGACGATTAACCGGTTGTTCTCTAGGCTAAGGCCATAGCCTCGGAGCGCATCTAGCAGTGGGTTAAGTGACTTCTTACCGACTTCAGCAATAACCTCGATTCCATCATCATCCTCCCACCAGTAGCAGGCGAGTGGGTCAACGGCTACCATCCTGTACGGTGGTAGCTCGGTTCGGAGGGCACCGTCAGTCATCTTATCGTAGGCCTCGGGTGGGCTCTCGCCCCGGAGCAGCCGGTCGCGGAAGTCAGTCCGAATACGGTTCCGGGTGGCCGCACCCTCATCGTCAGTCTCGTCTTCCTCTTCGCTGGTAACCACGTCCAGATCATAATCCGCAAGGACACTGCCGTGCCCCGGGATGAAGTCGATCTTCAGGATCCCTAGGCCATCGCCCATCTGGTGCTGGGCCGCTCGACGGTGGAATGGACTGTGCTGCTCCATCCACCCCAGGAGGGCCTTCAGGCCATCTTCGAGGTCCTGCCCAAGTCGTTGGGTTGCAGGGGCATCGTCATAGATAACTACTTCGAGCCGAGGGGGGTTTGCGACCAGGCGCTTGACGCGCTTGTGCGTTTCTTGGTTCGGCACATCTGACTGGTAGGTCATCAACGCCGTGTCCTTGATACGTGGGTTAAGTGGTAGCGACTCTAGCTCCCGCCCCATCTGCCGATATCGAATCCGCCGACGCTGCGCCCACATACGGTCCCGCTTACCGAAGGACCGCTTGAGAGACTCAACTAGAGCCCATACGTCACTGTCCGATCCAAATGTCAAGGGCATAATAATCTCCTAGTTAAGTTTACCAGTCGAGTACGCCCATCTCTCGTAGGCGCATATCTGGGTCAAGGGCTCGGGCTGGCCGTGCAACTGGACTAGTCCTGATGCCATCCGATGTTAGATAGTACCGTTTTCCCCGTCCAGTCCGCCCACGTCCCTCAAAGGCATGGCGCAAGCCATAGCGAATTGCGTCAGCGGCGTGGTCCTCCTTGTCCGTATCAACATCCTCCAGGTTATGTTCATTACAGATTAGATTGGGCAGTGTTCGAATCGCATTTGGGCAGGTACCCTGGATAAAGAATAATCGTGGGGGAACCAGTACGCCCCCATCCGGTCGCTCCTGCCAGTCAAGCATCTCGCGCATGAGCCGCCAGCCGACGATTCGTTCATTGTTACCGGGTACCACGTTATTAAATACCGCCTTCCAATCGGAAGCCATAGGCTCGAACTGCTCGCCCTTGTGGTTGACCTTACCAAACATGGCTGGGTCGAGAACCACGGCCTTAATCTTTTCTTCGGTTGCCTTGACCGCTTCACGTGCTAGGCGGACCTGTTCATCAAGCTTAACACCCGTCCCGTACTGTTCCCTATAAAATATTGCCGTATCGCTACCAGGGGGCCGGGCAAACCACAGGACAGCGTAGGGCTTGAAGAACCCATAATCTACGCACATGAACCGGTCCCAGTCTGGAGGGATGTCCATCTGGGCGATGATATGGACGGACGGCCGCCATCGCTGGAAGAACTGGCCCGTGAAGGTATCCCAGTTCCCCTCGATCTTTGCAATCCGCTCTTCATATGGCAGTGTTTCCAGTCGTCGGATATAGTCGGGGTCACTGTTCATAAGCGCGGGGTTATCAGTAACACGCGCAGGGATAAACAGGCGTTTCATGCCTCCCTGGTTTCGTGGGGCGGTCCATACCTTAAATGGCAGAATCGGTCCGCCATCTTCCGTGGGAACAGATACCCAGCGTTCTTTTACCCAATCATGCCCACGACCAAGCGGGGTTGCAGCTGCACGTATCCTCGGTCCCGGCCACCAATCCTTGGTTGATCGCATTCGGCTGATCAGATATTCATATTGGAACTTGGTAAAGTGGGTCAGCTCATCGAAGAGCAGTGCATCGAACTCAGTTGTGTCAAACTTCCGAGCGTCTTCGTCCTTCTCACAGACACAGAAGAAGAGAATCGAACCGTTCGGAAATATCAACGTATGGTCTTTTGGAGAGTAATGAGCTACCGACTCTGGCACTTCCTGCTGGATAGCAATCAGGTGGGACTGCTCAAGCTGGGGGAACGTCTGGCGGAACAGGGCTACCTTGGCACCCGGGTATACTAGGCAGTAGCTAACCCCCCAGGCCCGGAGTCCATATGAATTGTGTGTAGGAATCATCGAGTCTCCGGCAAGGTAAAGAGAAGAAGGGGACTCGACAGAAATGCAACGCATTGGTATAGGCTCAATAGGAATTGCATCTACGATATACCGGAACTTAGTTACTCGCCGGGTTGCAAGCCGCTGCTTTTTACGCTTGCGAGTCAATCGAAAGACATATTCATCTGGCGTCCATTTGATATCCCACTTGGGGCCACAATCCTTACCATTCAGCCTCGCGCGACCTTCGATTATACGTGCCTTCCAGCCTAATGAAACGATAAGCTCGTAGACCCCATCGATAAGATTCTTATTAGTATTGGTAAACTCGACGCCATTAGAACGGTTCTCACGACTGAGGCCTGCTGAGCATACGGTACCGTCCGTATCCATGAGCCCTTGTAGAAGGGCAAGGCGTTGGGCTTTAGATGCACGAAGGTATTGTGGTGGAATGTGTTTATTACCGAGAACGTCGAGTTGCTGGAGTAGCGGCTGAAGCCCTAGAACTTTGTGTGCCCACGCCTTACCTTGTGAAGATGCCTTACCGAAGGAGAACCCTGCGGCAATGAATGCTGCATCAATTTCAACATCCATTGTGCATATCTGCCCATTCACAGCAGTACCATCGCCAAGCCAGACGCCAAGGAGATAAGGATCGAGAAGAAAGTCCTTCTCAGGCAGCTCAAGAGCTTTGGCTACTGGGATTGCATGGTTTGTCTGACCGGACGGAAGGCGAAGCGTACGAACGACCTCGTCAGTAGTCCTCACGCTCCCAGTGGGTGCTTCTAATGTTTGCAAAGCTGCATGCCGTCTATTGCGCTCTGCGATTGCAGCCGTGAATATAGCGGACTTGTTCCCTCTTGCCCGTGATGGTCGCTTTGCTCGGCGACGTGCTCGCCAGGCTGGATCACGGCGCGTCAGTGCGGCTAATTCAGCGGCACTGTACGTGAGCCACAGATGAGTATTGCTAGCCTCAATTGTGGAGCCATCATCAAAAACAAGGCGGTATGCTCGTTCTGGCATGTGTGACGGGTAGGCAACAAGAACTTTGTTAGGTCGCCCTTGTTCGTCGAGGACGTAATCACCTGCTACGAGGTCACCATTTAACTTCCAACCCATAGGAGTTGGAATTTTAGTCCCTACACTCAAGTCCTTACCACCTCCTAATGAACCTCCGTACAAAATCTCCTCAGCGTCCGAAGTCATTAGAAGTTCTTGCGGGCCGTCGTGGATCGGATACAAGACCTTCCGATTGCTGTCAGCGCCCCCACGACGGATGGCCTTTTGCTTCTCCGAGAGTCTAGTCTTAGCCATCTGGACTTTCGTCGGTTACGTCCCTAGCCTCGCCGTCAATGACCTGCTCATCCAGCAACCTCTTCGGCATCCAAGGGATTATAGCCATTGGACCGCCATCTTCACCGGTCAGCTCCACGCGGTCGGGAATCTTACCAAGGCCTCGGTCAATTAGGTATTGCAGAGCCTGCCGATCGGGTGGCTCCATGTATATCTTCGGCCCAGCCTTCGTGTCCTTGACCGCCGTGATGCCCATTGCCAGCTCATGTAGCTTCTTGAGGTACTTCGGCAGGTTCTTGGCAACAAACAGCTCGGCCCGCTCCATGGCCTCTTTACGGCTCACGCGGGTTGCGACTACAGGCCTACCATCAGCTATAATTACTTCTCTAGACATCTAGTATAATCGGACGTGACACCTTTTACACCACCGCCAGCGATATAGTTGGCCATGTATGATAACTGCCTTTGGCTGCGTATGCCCAACTATTCGGCAAATCAGCGGTGCCAAGTTCACTGGTTCGATCCTCAGTCATATTGCAATCTCCTAAGTAGTGCCGGGGGGACAGTGAGGAGGCGGCAGCTGGCCCCCCGGAGAAGACAGCATCGCACTGCTTCCACTTCACTACCCTAAGTATATCAGACGTTCGTATCTGGATTAAGCAGAAGAGCTGGTGGATCTCTATCTGGCCCTAGTAATGTAGGTAGCTGGTACTCAACCCCCCAAAGTCCACGGAAGATTTGCAAAAGGAGGTTTGTACCGGCATCTCCCTTTCCACCGAAGGGAATGGTCTGGTCCACTAGCCAGCCTTCTTCTTCACAGAGATCAACGTCTACACTTGCCGTCTCGGGCTCATCCTCAAACCGGAGGATCGCATGGTTGACCTTGTTCCGCAGTTTGAAGGCCCAGCGTTGGTATTCCGCTGCCCCCGGGTTTACTGCATCACTAATCGGCGGCCCAGGCCGAACGGCTTGCTGGAGCGCCCATACAGTATCACGTGTCAGCGTAATAGTAAACGTGTCTTTAGCGTCCTGGAGAATAGCCCTTTTCCTCCCACTCTTCCCAGATACGCTGCCATCGTGTGCAGAGAGCCCGTTGCATCGTCCACGGCAGTGCCGACAGGTCGTATCGCCGGGAAGTCTCAGGGTTTGCTTCCTTCTCCCATGCTACGTATGCTTCAACCCACTTGCGGTGCTTTGTTCGCCAATCGTCATCGAAGCGCCACGCCCACCCATCATCGTATTGGATGCGGTGGATACGTGCCAACTCCCGGTCCATTGCGTACTGGAAGCCTTGGATGCGGTCTCGAACCTGGTCATCAGTAATTTCACCCTTTGTCATGACTGCCGGAAGCATAGTCTCGCTATTATGGAACCATGCTACCGCGAGCTGTGCTTCGTGTGCTAGCGCATCCGCCAACTCTTGGGGCATCTTTGAATAGGGTACCTTTGACTGATGCTGTTCCCAGGCAGCAGCCCATTGCTGGTAGGCTGCTGGATTTATAAAGCACATGTATGCCTCCTACTCGGGGCGGGCCCTCCGCCGCTGATCGGTTCGTATGGAGTGGCAGATCGAGCATACTAATTCAACCCGCTTCATTTCTTCCATGACCCATTTTCGGCTCTGCCCTAACATTGAGGAGAGCGTATAACCTTTTCTAGTTCGCGGTAGCACATGATCAAATTCTAGGGCAGCAAGATTATCCCGATAGCCACAATCTACACATTTTCCGCCCAGCAATTCGATTACCTCACAACGGCGTACCCAATTTGGCATTGTATACCACCCGTGCGTAAAGGCGGGTGCCTCTGGTCCTGCTACCAGGTTCTGCCCATGCCCACGACACTGCCGGCACATTAGCTCGGCCTGGTGCGCCAGCCGCCGTCACGTTTTTGATCTGGACACAGCCGCTCGGGATTATAGAACTTCTCGGGACCCGGCATATCATCTGGTACCTGAGTCGGTGCCCGGACCGGTGTTTCAACAGGTGTAGTCGCTGGAGCAGATGGTGCGCCCATTATTCATCAATCCTTTCTACTTTCAGTATAGCGACTGTAGCTACGGACGAACAATGCCTTCTGGCATTGGGAGCATAGTATCCTCATCGCGCCATCGCCAGGTTGCCCCTCGGCCGATCGTATATCGCCTCTCGACCGGCTGGCCAGCATCGTGGTGGATAGCCTCCCAGTAGTTGTCCTTAAGCGCAGCTGCAATTAGGCAGGCGCCCGGCCATGGACCGGTCTGGTGCCACCTAGACCATTGGTATTCATCAATGCAGTTCGGGTTCCAGACGGCGGGGCATCGGAAGCTAGAGGCTTCGGCCGCTTCGGGACAGCGGCCATACCGATCATCGAGATGATCCATGACGTGGTGCTTCGCCGTCAGAGGTAAAACACGAACGGTGCGAAAGTTACGAATTGCATAGAGTCGCCCGAATACATCACGCTGTCCTTCAATACCAACACACCCCTGTGCGCTATTGTAGCGCCGTTGAACATGCTGTTGGAGGCACCTCCTATTACAATAGATCCGTTCTCGGCCGGGGTTCTTGCTACGCGGTACTAGATTCGGGCACTTAGGATTCTTACAGATCCGCAGTTTCCCATCCGGATGGTACCATTCTTCACCTAGATCAACGGGCTGTGGGTGGAACCTCTCCTGCCGCTTACCGAGTAGCTTGTTCCCTTTCTCCTCAACGATCTTATACCACGTACCGTTTAGCTCAAAGATCTCTCCTGGCTTGCCAACAGCCAGCTTTTCGTTGTACCCCATACTTACCTCCTACATGAGATCGCATTGCGATCATTTTCCACTACACGATCATTATAACACCCTTGTCAAGGGACATTGGATAGGATGACGATCATTTTCCATTATACGATAATAGTACTTATTATAGAACGATTGTTCTGTGTTTCTACGTATAGTAGAAAATGATCGTCATCCTATCCATTCTCCGTCGGCCTATATATAATTATCGGAATGCAGTGGGAATGCAGAGCGGCCGCCATCTCGGATGCCGGAACGGAGATATCGCAGGTCAGAGATATAGACGAACAACGATTCCGGTATCTACCCGCCTGTCTGCCCGGCCGCTGACTGGTGATGTTATCTGCCGATATTATCTGTCATATCGTCTACACAGATTAGCAGTAATATCATCGATTTCAAAATCCTAAAAACATCTGTGCTGTTATTAGCAACCCTCTCCATCAGCCGCGACCCAACCCGGCCCCCTTATCGATGATATATGATATGGGCGGCCAGCTGGGGAGGGGGGAGGGGGCCGATGATATTATATATGATATAGGCTGGCGGTCTACCGAATAGATGATATCATCGATGATACAGTGGAGGGGGAGGGCTTCGGGGGGCTCTAAATGTGCGTCCTGGTAGCGAATAGATGATATCATCGTTCGTCGGGGTATCGGTCGGTGTGCTGGTCTACCATATATAGTAGAGGGCAGCAGGTAATACCATATATACTAGGCGTTCTACAATATCATAGATACAGGACACCTACGATATGCACGATAACAGACGCAATAGGCAGGCGATACCATGGCCTCACATGCCATCGGAGCGGCAGTCTAGCTCGATGCCCTGGCAATTCCCTAGCTCGAAGCTGGCAGCGCGAGAGAATGCGGCCAGGTAGCAGGACGGTAGCGATACTGAAGGGTTGCCGCTGGCCGCTGGCGAGCCGTAGACGGGCGTTCGGCCTATGGGCCAGTCAAGGACACAGGGGTAGGGCAGATTAGGGCCGTAGCGAGACGTTATGAGCGGAGTTTAACCTTTACGAGAGGGTTAAGGTAGGCAGGGTAAAGAGAGAGGCCATCCACGTATGATTATGGACGGCCTCTCTTGGCGGGGAACGTTGCCTATTTCGTGGTCGTGCCGCGAGCGTCGCCGGTAGTGTACGCTCGCTGAATGGGCGCTACGCCCTGAAGCTCCCCATCCTTCCAGTAGTGGATATCATGGCCGTGACACTTCGGACATGATGCCCAGCCTTGGTTGATTGTGAAGCCTTTGTGACCGCAATCAAGGCATTGATTACCTATGCGTGAGTCCATGATTCGATAATCTCCTATTCATGTCGTGGTGGTGTGATGGGGCTTCCCTGCCCCTGGTCGCGTGTCCCTACTTACTTGCTAGCGGCCTTCCCGCCTCGCTTCCGGCTGGCCTTCGCCTCTGGCGTTGCGTCGCGTGTCGTGATCGGCGTCATGTACTTGGAGAGGGGCTTACCCTCTTCGTCAAACGCCTTTTCCACGATACGCTGGGCCAACAGGCGGTTAGGTTCGAACACGGCAACGCGGGCGGGTTCGTCCTTGCCTTTGACAGATGGGCCGATACCCGCATATTCGCGGAGGCGGGCAACGTCGCCATTTGTGGCCCACGCCTTGACCTTGGCCATGCCCTTGGCGGACGGTATGCCCTTGGAGGGCATGAACGGCCCTAGGCCAAGGTCATACTTGACCTTCGGCGCTGCCTTGCCGGAACGCTTCGCAGTCTTGCGAGTGGCGAGCCTTTCCAGCGTCGATTCGATCTTGCCCATACGCTCGTTACTGGCGACTACAAAGTCAGCTAGCAGTGATTCGAGCGTTTGAGGCTTACCTTCGGATGCCATTGTAGATACTCCTATGCATGAATCGTAAACCTACCGATAGGTTGGCTTGCCATGCCTACGATATGGCGATAACCTCGCAATCATCGAATCTGCAATATTCGGTTATTCAGGTTCGCTTCCGGCCCTTGCCGGAATCTGAGAGCCGTTCACTATGGCTGTCACTCTCACCAGCATTATCGACCGGATGGCGATACCCTGAACCCCTGAACGGGGGATACTTTCGAACGTTACAGAACGGCGATACCGTTCGCGCATATGAGATGTCAATGTAGCGCGACACTATGCGCGAGGGCGCGTACTGGACGATCGGTAGTATGATATAGACGATACATTGGCACGTGACTAGGATACGAACAGACATACAGGCGAGATAGGAGGTAGGGGACATTGGGCAACTACGAGCCTCGCTCATATGAGGCCGCTGTAACGAATCCAAAAGGGGTCAGCGTTTTTGTTTTCGGGCCAGAGCGACCAGGAGTCGGCATCGGCTCTTAGCGCATATGGCCTACGGGAGGAACGGCCTTCCCATAGACACGGCGAGTGCCCTAGAGTTGACTATATCGGTATGATATGGAGTCTACGTCCCTTAATATTGTATGTAAGGTAGCGGCGCCACGACCCGTGACTACGGGAGGCCATTCTCCCTTAGTATGGGATATGGGATACAGACGCGAGGAGGTTGGTCTGCAATATGGATGTTACGTATGGAGCTGGAATAGTCGTATACACGGAACGTACTGTGCCGGAGTCTGCCTTCGACAGTCGCGTACAGCGGGCGCACGATATCCTACAATGCTTCCGGCAGTCATCACCCGGCTCTACGTGGGGCTGCGATGGTGTTGGATACGTCGTACAGAAGGGGCTCGGCATTATACGAGTACACAAGAGCGGAGTCGGACCACGTAACTTTGACAAGGGCATGGCACTTGCCCGTGAAAAGGGGCTGCTATCTGGATAGCAGACGTGTCAGCGGAGCTGATATGTGATCATGCGAAGCTCGAAAATTGGGGGTTGACAAGCCGTGCCGATTCGGGGTAAGCTAACCCTGGCCTCAGAGCAGCGGCCAGAAGGACGGACGGATAATATGGCGAAATGCAAAGGCTGCGGTACGCTCGCAACCAAGGGCGAGCTTCGGCCTGCGATACGGACGAAGGTGTCGAAGCTCATACGAACGCCAGAGGGAGAGATCACACGGGATATGGACAGCGATGGCGAGGAAATATGGGCGCGGCGCGAAGTGACCAGCGATCTATGTGATGCTTGCATTGAGGAACTAAGGAGGGGTAAACGAGCCTTCAGGTCATATTCTGGACGGGGGTGGAAATCGCTATGATGAAGTTTAAGCTGACTCCTGAGCAAGCACGAATGGCCTGGGCGGAAGCCTTGGAAAGCGGGGAGTATACGCAAGGATACGGGAGGCTTCGGAGGGGTAATGAACACTGCTGTTTGGGGGTAGCTTGTGAGGTCTTTCGAAGAGAGGAAGGAGAGGAGTTACTGACTGGTATTGTACTAGAATCGCAATATCAACTGCCGATAATCGTTAAAGATTGGTTGGGATTAGTAGGTGTAAGAGGGGAATATACCTTCTACAAAGAGGAGGCTAGCTTAGACCGTGATAACGATGTCTACCGGCTATCCTTTACCGAGATAGCACATAAGGTTCGCAATGGAGATGAGTATGGATTGTGGCGTACGGAGAATTGCTCAGTATGATCGAGTGGTTTCACGGCAGTACGCATCCGATTGACATTGACGGACTGATTATGTTCAGTACAAGTATTAGCGGCTGGTTAGTCGGCCTCTGGTACATGATCCGAACGTGGTGGAAGTAACTAATATCCTAGTAGGAGGTACAGGAAAAATGGTTGACGTGATACAGGCACTCGATCCCCGATTCGGAGTTATCCGCGTTGACGATGATATGTGGGGCAACCACATTCACCGTACTGTTACGCAAGTCCAAAGGTCACTGATCCCTGGGGCCGAGCGGATTCTGCTGCTCAACTTGTTGCATAAGGGCAAGGTAGTACGGCTTATTGGCAAGGAGCCATTGGCCATACGACACGAGGAGCCGCCGGATGTTACGGCAATCTGGCAGCAAATTGAGGACGGACTGTAGGGGATAGAAGGGGATAGAGGGGGTACAAAGTTATGCCAAGAGTTCAATCGGAAACTCAACGATTTACCCCCATGCGTGCGACTCGGGATTTGCGCGCAGTTAGCGACAGGATTGCGCCCGGGTTCATGGGGCCCTACATAAACATAGTAAATCTCGAAACAAATGAGATCATCGACATTAAGGAGGCTATACGCACAAATACTGGACGTTTGCGGACAGCGCGGGCAATTGCACGGCGAATCACTCGCACTCTTCGACCAATCCTTGATGCTGACACTAGCCTAGTTGTAAGCATGCTAAGCCCGACAACTTTTGTCGTACACCGAGGCGAGGAGGCTCCTGTATATGATAGTGATGGCAGTGGGCCGCCCGAGCACACCGCATTAGTTTTAAGTATACTGCCCCAATCTGCCCAAGGCAGGCTGGCAGACCGAGTGGACACCTATCGAGCATACATAGCCCAGAGAGATGCAAATCAAGAGCAGTGTCAGCGGGAACGGGATTTGCTTTTGCATAATATTAATCAAATGTCCGCATTAGGTAATACTGAACGCTATCTTGATCGGGCTGCATTAACCGAGTTCTTCGCTGACAATGAAGAAGTGCTCCATTGGGCTACGCGGGGACATGATGAAGGTGAAGTAAGTAACTGTCCCCCGTCCCTTGGTGAATACAATCACGCGAACAACGGTAGGTTCCAGCTGCATATTCCACCCAATTCTCTATACGTAGCCTTCCGTCCAGTATTGCTGGTTTATGAGCGTGGTGCGTACATGACCTCGATTACAGAGTTTCTGTTTCAGCCACACGACGCGACAGTCACTCCCTATCCAACCAACGATGATGGGAGCCTACTTCATCCACATGCTTCGGATACTATTTGCTTCGGACGAAGCATTAGCGGCGAATCAGTTGAACGGCTTATAGACAATCTGTTCCAAGCAGGTGATCTACGCGGTGTTGTCAGTATAATGGAACGTTGGCGGTACGGCTGGGATCGGAACAGTCAGCTAAGTGGTCAGTTCCAGACCACAGGTTGGGCATCACTATTCAAGACACCACGGTATATGACACCTACGTGGGAACGTTGGATAGCAGACCAGCGTGTAACCGTAGTCACATCAAACCGAACTCGACGTGTCCGGCATGTCCCAGTCACTGCCCTTGTATCTGAACGTGTAATTACTATGGAACAAGACGCACAATCAACTAACAGCAGCCCCTCTACGCATCTAAGATCTCAGCACCGCTATCAAATCCCTTATCCACCAACTCCCGCTTGGTGGGATAGGATATTTCTAGAAGAAGGGCTTCCCGAAGCACCCGTTCCGGCAAATGGCCCTTGTGTTGGCTGCTTTGGCCAGAATTCGGTATACCAAGCACGGCAGTCGCTATCGGAGGTGAGGCATAGATGCACATTCTGTATCAGTGAAACTCATACGCCTACATGTGCTGGTTGTAACTTAGCCTCTAAAAGATGTCGGTGTGTGCCATATAGTATTGAGAGCTACCCGACTGAACTGCTACTACAGGCAACTTCCCTATCGCCCCCCCACGAGACCTTTAGTATCTTCGTTGTCCCTAATTTATACGATATAGGATGCAACGAGTGTAACAGACAGTTTAATATTCTGTACCGCTTTATTCCTAATATTTACATAGATAGAAGTACCCCTTGGCAGAGTGCGGCCATATGCCGGTCGTGCTTATTAACCTTATGCTTTCCTAGTAGGGAATACGACCTAGAGTTACCGCCGGATACGGAGTCAACTGAACGTTTACATACGTGGCTGGATGAACATCCGGATATTGACTATCGGCGTATACCGGATTCGACACCGGCGGCCGAAGTATCACAAGTTCTAGCGGACGATGATGACTACAACTACGAGGACCAGGACGTGGAGGAGTAAAATATCATGGGATCGGATATCGAACTACACATTACGCAAGAGACGGCATATAAAATCCGGCGGGCAGTTCTACATGATAAAACACTAGAGGTCGGCGGCCTACTCCGCATCGAGCGAGTTCAGCCGGCCGATAATGCTGACAATACAGATACGTACTTCCGTGCAACGGATATTCGGATTCCACCACAAGAAGTACAAAGCGCCCACTTCGATGTGGGGGCTAAGGACTTCCACAAGTACCTTGTCGAGCTAGCAAACGAGACTGCACAGCAGGAGCAGACCTCATTGTGGAGTATCTGGCGGGGGATCTGGCACTCCCATGCCTCAATGGGCACATCACCATCGAATACTGATACGGAACAGTTGTGGGACTTGCTCCGTGAGGAGCAGTTGTCATGGATGATTGGGCTGGTTGTCAATACGAAGATGGAAATGACTAGCTGGCTCATTGTCCGTGAGCCACTGCACTTAAGGGCTACTGTCATACCGTCAGTTGAGCCACCAGACCTCGCCTACTTGGATAGGGAGATTGATGAACAACTGAAAGATGTGCGGCGGAAGACCTATCCATTACAGTTCTCGAAACACGCTGACGCTTGCTGCTGTCAGCAATGTATCAAACGACAGGTGGATAATATCAACGATACGTCACTGGATGACGAGACTATCGATGATATGGATGACGAGGATGCGAAAGCTGCGGCTGCTGCATATGCTGACATGGCTGGAGTTGTCCTTACGGATGAGGATATGGATGACTTGATCCAGATGTTCAAGCGGGGCAACGGCCGGATCACAGCCCGTGATCGGAAGTCGTTATGTCAGGTCGGGTGGGTCAACAGTACAGGAGGATTTCGAGGCTGTATGTTACCACAGGGACACAGTAGCCCACAGCATCTATGGTGGTCCTCGCAGGACAAGGATGAGTACGAAACGTTCGAGCCGGGTAAAGGGCAGCAGCAATACCAACAGGATACGATGCAGGCCGGGCGTTGCAAAGCCTCATTTAAGGGGAACCAGTGCGTACTGAGCGGGAGCCATAAGGATCCCTCGCATGCGTACTTGAACAAGGACGAGAAGGTTATCCGGTGGAAGGATAATGATAACATGCAGAATGCCGGCGGTCGGCGTAAGCAGCGGGCAGCACGGAAGGGGAAGTAAAGATGCCATTGCTACAAGGGATTCTACATGAGCGGCAGCACCAGATTGTCCACCCACGCATGGCAGCAATGGAGGTCATTATCGCGGGTGCGGGTATGCTTGGATCGTGGTCAGCCCATGCGCTATCACGGGCTGTCAGGCAAGTCCATATCTTCGATGGAGATGATATGGTCGAGGATGTGAACGTCGGAGTCCAGGCATACATAGAGGAGAACATCGGCCTCCGCAAAGGCCAGTGTCTGGAACAGTCACTGTTTGGCCTATCTCTCAAGAGTTACGCGGAGCTATTCCCCCACCAGTCGGCTCCTACGAACGTGGGAGCTGTGATCTCATGTGTTGATACACTGGATGGAAGGGCTGCAATTGCTAAGTGGAGTATGAAACATAATATTCCACTGTTCATTGATACCCGAGCACAGGGGGAGAACGCCGTGCTTTGTTCAGCAACGCCAGAACAAATCCCTGAGTATCTCGGTGCACTGCCTCGTGAAGAGGACGTTCCCGATGTCCCATGTGGTACGGAGGGGACAGCGTTCATGGGAATGTGGGTTGCATCTCAGGTTACATGCTGGATTAACAACTGGTGCCGGGGCATGAAGCTACCGAAGATGCTGGTCTGGCATGTCGGAACGAATATGGAAATCAATAGGCTGCAATATGGGGAGGAGGACAGCGATCATGACATTACCTGACACCGTACTCGAAGACCTGTTGGCCAAGCAACGCGGCTACACCCACTGGCTACGGAGTGAGTATGAACACTTAGTCAGCCGGATGGACAGTATCAGGCGAGAGATCGAGGAGTCCGAGAAGATCGAAGTCGCGTTACACGATCAACTTACGTCTACCATCGGTGGGCGGTTTATCAGCCTGAATTAGGAGAGAGGGTGATTATATGGGATATTGATGAGGGATCGAGAGTGGCGCAGGGATGCATAGATAACAGATATAGTTGAATCTACACGTGTACATTCACAAGGAGGCACAAGGAAATGGCAAGTAATGGACAGATTTCCGTAGTCCAGGGAGAGCGCTTCGAGCAGTTCTCGCTCGATGACGGTATTAGTTCGGTCGGCGATGCCATCGAGAAGTTCGCGCCGCACGGTTCCTCATACGACGTGACGGTCAACGGCCGCAAGGTCGGTGACAACGCCGAGCTGCGCGACGGCGACACGATCCTGATCGTCTCCCGAGCAACGGCCAGTGGTGGTCTGAAGGGCGCCAACTAGATAACCCGGTCCGGTCCTCCGGTTGGCGATATGCAGGGAGGTAAGTCGGGGGGCAGGGATGCCCCGTCGATGATATACGTCGATGATAATCCTGGACCAGAAGGGTAGTCGATAATATGGAAATCCAAGGCTTCCATATCATAGACGATGGGTCGAGTAGGGCGGACTTACCGGAAGTATATACAACTCCGGTGTCAGAGCGGCATACGCATGACAGCCCGCCGATCTGGCAGTATGCCGGCTTCTCGACCACAGTACCACAGTATCATTATTGGCGGTGTGGTCGGAAGGGCTGTGTCATAACAAAGATAGCCCGTTGTTACGGAGAGGAATGCAATGTCTGCGGAGAAGGATGATACGAATGCAGGGGTGATTGCACGTCTCGAAGCCCTTCTGGCGGCCGAATCTAAGATGCTATCAGGCTTCGGCTCTGCACATTCACTGAGTCAAAGGCGGCACCGAGAGGCACGTTACGCGCAAGCCTACCAGCAACTCGTTCGAGCCGGTGCTAGGCCTAAACTGCGAGGGAAGTATCGTGGATAGTAGACCCAAACAATTTCACGAGGACAGTGGTAGGTTTCGACTGTATCACCATCTAGTATGGATGCCGGCGGAGATACTGGAAGCTGCTGTCGAGTTCCTTCCGCCGGCAGGCCAACCCCTGACGGTTAGTCGGCACTACCGGGAATCAAGAGACGAGCGCAAGCTACCAGAGACCTTGTATATGCCGAAGGAGTATACGGTCATCGATGTTACCGTGACCAGGGATAGCGAAGTAGTATACAGGGTTGCTATCCGGTTCCGGATGACCCGGAAGTCAGACTTCGTGATGGTACTAGAAGGCGATTGGGAAGTTGTTACTGGATACTGGCAGAATCCCAAAGACTGGCACCATGATACGTTGGACAGGGATAAGTACGAACAGCAACCCTGATACAAATGACTGATATACGATGCCATGCTTGCGGCCGTGAAGCTGGGCCAGACAATCCACCCTTGTTACTAAGTGAGATTGCCATCGGTTGTAGAGAGTGTTCTGGTGTAGATGGCCGAGTAGGAGGCGCTGCGTGGGAAGGTGGAATCGTAGAAACTGGGGAACATGGCATTGGGTTGGACTCTGGATCTGCTATATCATTATCATCGTCGGAATCCTGTCAATAAAATGGTGATATAAAGATGATCACTGTAGTAGTCAAGTACTCTTGCGGCTGCTTGTACACTAAGGAGTACGGTATCATGAAATACTGTGCGTCGTATAGGTGCGACATGCGAGCGGGGGCTGAGCCGATCAAGCAATACAGGGCGGACGTTGACTTGGTGATACGGCCTATCAGCGAAGAGGACAACGATGGTATCGACGGCTGAGGAGCTATCCTGTACACGCTGCCGATTGGCCAAACACCGGACTCGGGTAGTCCCTGGGACGGGGGACAGTGATACGTGGCTAGCTCTGATCGGTGAAGCCCCAGGTAAGGACGAGGATATTGACGGCCACCCGTTCGTAGGGCGAGCCGGTCAGCATCTGAATAATATCCTGCAATCTGTAGGCTTAATCAGGGAGGAGCTTTTTCTTGATAATGTAGTACACTGTAGGCCTCCGAACAACGACCTTTGGCCCTACCCCGATGCGACAAGTCTGTGTCCTACGTTATACTTGCAACGGAACCTGGATAGCTTGCAGAATCTGCGATGCATTGTTACGCTAGGAGCGACAGCGGGGGCTCTATACTTTCCTGGAAAACGGGCTATGGAACAAGCTGATTTGGCCCGCGTCTTACCCTCTGGAATAATAGTAATAGGGGCACCCCATCCTTCATACGCTTTGAGGACAGGGCCAGCGATAACAGCAAGTATTAGGGATAGTTTGGTACGAGCTATCGTTTATCGATATGTAGGAAGAGCCCGATGAGCCAAAAAATTACCCGGAAAGAACGCAGACAAATAACGGTTCTTGCTCGATTCATAGGATTAGATGAACAAGGGGAGGGAGATGAATGGTTTACTGATTTTGATTCAAGGGGTATTAGTGTCATTCATGATGATGAGGCATACGCCCTTACAGTCACGAATCGTGCTCCTCCTCCTATTAGACGTTACTGGTTGTTACGATGTGCCAAAGCCTGGCGAGGCATGATGCCAGCAATCTACTACGAATCTTACGTTGCCAAAGATGGTAGTTGGCCTGGAGGTATTAACATGCTTGATGTTGATCGTGAACTCTTAGTTGCGGCGTTGGGAGAGTCCGCTGTAGAGCGCTGGGAGGAGGCCGGGCATGAGTGACCATCAGCCAACTAAGCTTATGAATGCGATTGACTTGCTAAAGTATTGGGCTAAGTGGAGTATGACTCCACACACACAAGAGGGAGCGCGTGTAGGCCGCCCTTCGAATGCTGAGTTACGACGTTGGCTAACTAACCGGGCTGTCCATATCAATCTAGGCCGCCCGAAGCCGGGAGATAAGATAATATTCCCGATCTTGGAACTTGTATACTTTCCAGGACGGCGGAGTCAAACAACGGTAATGCTTGATGATCGTATTGACGATCCGACATATTGGGATGCGACACTAGAAGGGGCGGCGAGCTGTTAAGAACGAAGTAAGGAGGAGGCCGGGCATGAGTGACCAGCAGGTGAACGCCGAGGCTGAGCAGCGGGTGGGGATAGTATGGGAGCTGGTTGTGTCCTTAGATACTCTCGTACTGGGAGATGACGCTGAAATAGCTGTACCGTTCTGTGAATCAGGCCACTATGAGCCAGGTGACGAACATGCGCCATTCTTCACCGAGGCGTATCTGTACAACCTGATCGGGAAAAAGGCTGCTCGGTCGGTACTAGCGCGTTGGAACAGACTGCGCCAGGCCCTCGCTGCTGCTGAGGCCGACGCCCGCTCCCAAGGGAGGCCGAGTGATGAGTGACCAGTGGGTGAGTGCTGAACACGACACACCTCTTTACCGTCTAGTACGGGCAATTCGTGAAACCGCCCGCAAGGACTGGGACGGCTATGTGAACGGAGCGATTGACGAGATCCGCAGTATGAAGCTGATAAGCGATTATGTGGCTGCCGCCGAGCAGCGGTGCGCCGAGGCCGAAAGCACCATCAAATTTCTGGCTGAGGTGCTCTTAGAAATGCGGACGCAGTTCCTTGGCGATGATCCTCATGTGGGTTGGATAGCTCGGCTCGACAAAACCGTCCAGGAGGCCCTCGCTGCTGCTGAGGCCGACGCCCGCTCCCAAGGGAGGCCGAGTGATGAGTGACCAGTGGGTGAGTGCTGAGGAGCGCGAAGACTGGGCGCCGACTCGCACCATCGCGGAGGTGGACGCGGCGATAGCGGCGATTGCGAGAATCGTTGACGTATATGACGTTATGGATATCGAGCAGCTAAACCGTATCACCACTGCCATCACCACTGCCCGGCGCGCCCTCGCCGAGTACACGCAGACAGCGGAAGAGCTGCGCCAGGAAGGCCGCGCCGAGGCCGAGATTGCCGGCTGCGACCCCGACTGCGGACAGTGCGCCGACTACCGCGATGAGGGCCAGCGCGACTACATGGCCGAGTCTAAGGCCGACATGCGCCGCGAGGAACGGGGAGGGCTGCTTTGACTGCCTATATTGACCTCGAATCAATCGGGCCGACAATAGACGCGGCCGTACTACGGGCACAGATGCTTGGTCTACAGGGTCAGGGAGTCCAGCCCGCTGACCGCTATACCCTATTGAAGGCCGCACAGGCCGGTGATACGGTAGTCTGTGGTCAGCGAGCACTAGACTACTGGCGACTGCTGCCTCCAACGGTAGCACTTGTAACTATCGAGGCAACGGGTGCTAACGATCCTCTGCCTCGCCGCTTCGATAGCCGGCTTGAATGGGCGTTAGTACAATATGGGCTTGACCGAGCGACGGCCCGTAACCTAGTTAAGACTCCGCCTAAGACTGATCGCCATCGATACTGGAACGCCTATCAACATGCGGCCTATAAGGCCGACGAGATTATCAACTATGATGTTTCCGAATTCGTCGCGCCGCTCCTACCCGTTGGCCGACCCGAGGCCAGAGTGGATGGTGTGCGGGAACAGCCATACGAATGGAGATTGATACAATCGAAGGAGGATATTGATGCGTTCGAACGTGCAATCCGTGAACATGATGGAAGCCCCGCAGGAATCGATGTGGAGACTGACCCCGTTGGAGATGATGCAAACGAAAAACGAGATCGCCTCGTCGGCATCGGTGTGGCCATCGGACGCCGATGTTTCTATGGCCATTATCGAGATGCAGAATGGGTTGCTGCGCTCAACCGCTGCCTTCCTGCACTGTCCTGGATTGGCCATTCTGCAAAGTTCGACTATGCTATACTTCGAAGCCATAAGATCGCTGTCGGCCCTCTGGCAGGAGATAGCCTCGTGGCTGCCTATCTTCTGGGACTCCCTGTTAGGGGACTCAAGCCGTTAGTATTAGAATATTTCGAACACCGACATATTACCTACGAAGAGGTCGTTGGTAGCGGCCGTGATCGGAGGTTGATATCTACGATTGACCCAGAGCTAGTTGCCGAGTATTGTTGCTTTACACCAGACATGAGGGTTCTTACCCGTGACCTACGCTGGACGCCGCTTGACGATATTCAAATTGGTGATATACTGATTGGTTTCACGGATTCCCAAAAGAAGATGTGCGATGCAGTGGTTACCGCACGACATGATGAGATACGACCAGTCGTTCGTATCGAACTTGCAGACGGAACCTGTCTTACCGTAACTTCAGATCATCCATTTCTTACTAAAACGGGGGCAGGAAGGAACCAGCCATATGCCTGGCGTTCCCTGCGGCAGGGTGCTCGCTGGTTATCTAAGTTTGTTGATCCGTGGGACTTCGACGATGGTCGTGAGGCGGGCTGGTTTGCGGGCTACCTCGACGGAGAAGGTTACCTAAGAAAGGCGGGTGACCAACACAACGGCATCGGATGGGGCCAGAAGCCTGGAGCGGTAGCTGAACGGGCTATAGCCTATTCAGAGAGTGCTGGATACGATGCTAGTATATGGAATCAAGAAGGCTTAGTAAAATGGCAGCTTAGGGGCGGATGGCGGGAGACTGTGCGTCTTCTTGGCTCAGTCCGTCCAACTCGTCTTCTAGCTAATTGGTCTCCATCAGCCAAACGCATGGGAAGTGCGGCTGTAGAAATTGTGTCACTACGCGTCATCGGTCGCCGCCGGGTAGTTTCAATCGAAACGTCCTGTGGCACATATATTGTTGAAGGCTATGGAGTACATAATTGCGGAGATGCATACTGGGCAGTTGAACTAGAGAAACTACTGACAGCCAAGTTTGATCAGCGGATGGCAGACTTGTATACAAACGTGGATATTCCGATGGTCACTATTCTCCTTGATATGCAGGAGGCGGGAGTTTTTTTCGACCGCGAAACGGCCGTCGATCTGCTCGCAGAGGTTACAGAGAAGCAGAACAATCTCGCATCAGTCGTGGACTTCCTAGCGCGAGAGAGTGGATACAACAGGCCGGACAGAGTTTGGGTGTGCAAGACTTGCAGGAATGGGAAGCGGAAACGCGAAGGATGTACCGACTGTGGGGGGCAGGGTAAGTTTTCAGAGCGGACGATGATATCGTTGAACAGTCCGAAGCAGCTAGTCGAGTGGTTACACGAACATCTACAATTCCCCGTCCAGCGATTGTCACAGCAGACTAACCAGCCGTCCGTGGATGCATTGGCTCTCTTGAGGATGCGAGAGATGCATTCAGCGATACCATTGGTATTGGAATGGAAGCGGCTGGAGAAGCACTCGCAGTTCCTACGTGAGTGGCTGGCCAAGTCCGAGGAGGACGGACGGATTCATCCGACGATTACTAATACGAGGGTGCGGAGTCATCGGTTTTCTATGGAAGACCCGAACCTACAACAAGTACGTGTCCCATGGAGAAATGTATTCATCGCAGAATCTGGACAGGTGCTAGTCGCTGGTGACTATGGACAGATCGAAGTCCGTGTCGGCGCCTATGTATCACAGGACCCGGTTATGCTACAAGTGGTCAGAGACCCGAAGGTTAATATTCACGAACTGAATGTCGAACGACTGTTCAAAGTTACGCCTGACCAGAAGCATGACGACCCCGTGAGATACAATGCGTATAAGACACGGGCGAAAAATTTTTTCTTTGGCGCTATGTACGGTAGTAAGGGTGACGAGATCCATGCAGTAATTGAGAAACAAATGCTGGAGGATCCGGCCCTTGCAGTCCTGGGGATTCCCACCCTCAATGAGATCAGGCATGGTATCGGTAATATCCATGATATCTATGGTAGATATTTCAAAGAGTGGGTACCGTATGCGGTACACATGGCAAGAGAGAACGGTAATATCGCATACACCCTGTTCCATCGCCCGAGACGGATACCGAACCTGATGAGCAGTGATAAGCAGGAGCGTGAGGCAGCTGAGCGCGAGACCATCAGTCACATTGTCCAGGGCACGGCCACGGCTGATCTGATGCGGTTCGCCCTACTGAAGGTCAAGGATATCCTGGGCGGTACGATACTGTTGACAGTCCACGATGAAATACTTACGTCCGTGCAGGGCGGAGAGGGGGGCCTTGACAACCCCGAAGTTTTGAGGTATGCTGAATCTATGGCGGCAGCAATGGAACTCGGCCAGCCATTCGGAGGAGGGGATATGGAGGACCCACATAGCGTACCTATTGTAGTGACCATGGGGAGGGGATATAATTGGTATGCCACGCATGGCTAACTGTGCCGGCAACCGGCATAGAAGCTCAGCAGGAGAGCGCTGCAATGATCAATCATCGCCGGAACATGGAAGCACTAGCACAGCTTAAAGAGACGCGTGATGCAATCGAAGTCGAACGTGACCGGCTCTGGGACGCCTGCCTGAATGCAGGACATGGCCCGGACGGAGCGACGGCTGCATGGTATCGGCAACAAGGGCGGTTGGTTTGTGAGGGGCCGAATAGCGACGGTGATCCCTGTCCCATCTGTACCGAGATGGCGAAGCAACAGCCATCAATGAGGGCTTGAATTAACCTCTAGTCATCCTTGACAGAGGTGGTATAATTAAGTGTATTCGCACCGGGTGCTGGGCACAGGCGGGTCTCCAAAACTCGGCCTTGCAGGGTCCGATTCCTTGACGGTGTGCCAGTCGGGGTGGGGTGTGACGGTTGCACACGTGCCCTGGGAGCACGTGGACTGGGTTCAATTCCTAGCTCCCCGACCATCCAGACCATCTGGTCGGTAGTCCAATATCTGAGACGGCCCGACAAGGGACGCAATGTGCAGGTGAAAGCCCTGCCCGACCAGATCAATAATATAGTGAAGCGGGATAGAGAACTGGTGTACTCACTTGCCTCATAAGCAAGACAAGGGGTGGGTTCGATTCCCCCTCCCGCCACCATAGTAGCAATAGGGTACTAACCCTGTCGAGATAGGAGACAATTAGATGCCAATCAGGAAACTTGTAAAGAGGGGCGTCAAGGCCGTCAAGGGCAGCTCAGCCCGAGGAGTTGGAATGGCAGTTGGTAAGGCTGCATCAAAGGCCCCGGGTGTAAAGCGAACTGTACAGGGTGCCAAGAAGGCGCCAGGGGATCTACGTAAGGCAGGTAGCCAGGTCAAGGCCGGGCTACGGAAGATTCGGACTGAGATTGGTGGGACGGATGCCTACCAGAAGGCGCTGGACGAGCGGAAAAACAAGCGCCGGCAGCAACAGCGCCGTCGAGGATAATATAGCAGATAGGTAATGCCTGGCAAGGATGCCATGTTATGTGACTGCGGGGTGTGCTGGGAGCACGGTAGCCTGTCACGCTGCTAGGGCGGGTTCGATTCCCGTCGCGGTCGCCATCCAACAATACGTGTGGTATACTAAACATAGAGGATGTTTGGATGCCCACTAAAGATAAAGCAAAGGCTAAGATATACCGACGCCGCTGGTACGAGAAGCATACGGAGCAGCGGAAACGGGAAGTAAGAGCACGCCGAGCAGCGCTTAGAACTTGGCTTCGAGAGTACAAAGAATCCCTCTCATGTGACTCGTGTCTTGAAGATGACTCACGTGCGCTGGACTTCCACCATCCTGGAGCTAAAGATATCACTATATCGAAGGCAGTAGAGAGAGGGTGGAGCAGAGAGCGTATCTTGAATGAAATTGCAAAATGCATTGTGCTCTGTTCCAACTGCCATCGAAAGTTACATGCCCCCATAGTGTAGGCGTGGGGGTTCGAGTCCCTTCGGGTGCTCCAATAGAAGATAAGCTGAGAGGCCCCCCTCAGGTTGCTAGCGAGTTCGACTCTCGCCATGGCCCCCATAGTCCCTTAGCTCAGCGGAAGAGCGCTTGGTCTACACCCAAGGCGTCGGGGGTTCGAATCCTCCAGGGACTACCAGTGATATCATCGGTCTGCCTCTCGCTCGGGGGATCACACGGGAGGCTACAAGGCCAGCGCCTGTGCGCCCGTGCCCCCGCGTGAGGGGCAGACCGGTATATGATACGTAGGACTGTAGCAGAACGGCATATGCGGCCGGTTCAAACCCGGTGTCTATAAAACTGGGAGGAGAAGACTATGGTGTATGATATTGACTGGCTTGATGTAATCTACGGGCTTATCATTACCAATAAGCTAACTCCGCAGATCGCATTGGCTATCCTACATGGTGATGATTGCTCCTGCTTTATGTGTAGCAACGTGACCACTATGCACACACCGGGGCCATGGCAGGCCTATGCGGGCCACGATGACCAATTCCTTGACGAGCCCCTGATCCTCCGCCCTCTAGGCCGTGGAGTTCCAGACGAGGCCGTTGCCCGGGTAATTGATACGGGCAATCAGAAGACGACGGACGCCAACGCCCGGCTGATCGCCGCCGCCCCGGCGCTGCTCGAAGCGCTACAGGCACTCCTCCCGGAATCGTGGGAGCCTGGCGACTATCTAGAGAGCCGTACTGCGGCTCTCGCCAAGGCTCGCGCCGCCATCGCCCAGGCCACCGGAGAGGCGGTGATGGCATGATCGAGCCGCCGCTAGCCCCCGAAGGCAAGCAGCCAACAGCTGTCTTCGAAACAGTCGGATGTGGGTTCGTAGTCCCACCGGAGGTTCCATCAGCGCGGTAGTGTAACGGCAGCACGGTAGGTTGTGGCCCTGCTAGTTGCGGTTCGAATCCGCACCCGCTGACCATGCCAGAGGTATAGACGAGACAAGCCTTGTAAGCCTAGTCTCCTGGGTGCAAGTCCCAGCACTGGCTCCAGCTTCCGCTAGAGGTTAGCGACCTGCTCGGTAGGCAGGAAACGTCGGTTCGACTCCGACCGGAAGCTCCATGCTGGCGACCCGATGGTCGGGAACTGCCGTCGTAACGCAGCACAGAAGGTTCGATTCCTACAGGCGGTACCATATTCGAGGGTAGTATAATGGGTAGTATGCCAGACTCTGAATCTGGTGGTGTTGGTTCGAGTCCAGCCCTTCGATCCATGATATGAGGCAGGAGGTTCAACAATGTTCCAGAGTGGCCTAGAATCGCCGGGTCAGGTGAACTCGGCGGTTCATGAGATTACGCGCTTCCTCAATAAACATCGGGGCGAAGGCAACACTGTCCTGATTGAGACCTGGCAAGATAAACTGGTGGTTAAGATCAACCCACGGTACAGTCAATATGGGCATGCGGGGGCGGTAATGGATATACTGAATAGGAGGAATGAGAACTAATGGAATTGTGGCAGATTCTTGCATGTATCATCGGGCCAATTGGGTATTCAATCATAGCTCTCTGGGCGGGATTGGTCCTAGTGCGGATGTTACCCACCGCCCAGCTGTCAGGTAGGGAAGAGGATCTCTTTACCTACTCGGTAGCCTGTCCACTGGGATTCTTATGGCCAGGATTGGTTGGCATAGGAGTACTCTTTGCTGCATTTACAGCTCCTGGCCTGCTGCTACGGCAGCTAGATAGGAGACGAGGTAAATAATGCCAATCTACGAATTCGTCTGTATCACCAACCCGGAGCACCTAACCCAGAAGCGGACGGGAATCGATGAAGATACAATTAACTGTCCGACCTGTGATATTGCGGCAACATGTGAGAAATGTGAACTAACCGATGATGAAATCCCTAGCGGTTATCAGAAGTGTGATATTTGTCATCTCCATTTTCCTGCCGTACGGCGGCCTTTCTATGAGGACACTGCCGTACAGTTCCCTGGTGTTGGCTTCACTCGGACATCGATACCGCCGGCGCCCCCGAAACCGACTACGATACCTGGGGAATCGACTGAAAATTGGTTCGAGAAACTTGACGAGTTCGCTGAGAAGAACTACAATGATGACGAGAACATCAGGCCGTATCGGAAGGAGCAGGCTGGAGATATGGTTAAACAGCTTAAGAGAGGAGCCCTTCCGTGATACATGATGTAATCCTAATGCTAATGGTAGTCATGCCTCCTGTGGCTATCTACTGCCTGTTGCTAGCTCTATTTCGTAGTGACAATGACTAACAAAGAACTCCGGCCGGATGAGATAATCTCTCCACCGCTTGGTCCGAGCCACGATGAGAAGTGTAAGTGTACGAAGTGCGTGAAGGCATTGGCCTTCTGGAGGTCATTGAAACCGCTGCATGGACAGGACTGCCAGTGTGGGCAATGTGTTCGGGAGAAGGAGACCGCAGATGACTGATGCCTACGCAGTCCCGCCGACAGCCGGCTGGGGGCAGTTGACTAAGGTTGACTTCGAGGAGGCTGCTGAGTACGCGAGAGCCGGACTTCCCCTTGACCAGAAGGGTAAGCGGATGCGCTCTGTCCGGGTGCCCTTCGATGTTGGAATACTCAATCTGATCGAACGGGTACTGAACCGAAACTCTGCTGACTTTGAGGGCCAGATCGATCACTTCATCTACTACTGTGCTGTCCTAGTCCTACGTACGCTAGAAGGGGGTGGAGTCCCCGAGAACCGGGCACTGCCAACACCTCTAATGGACCTTGACCAGCTGTCCCAGGCAGCGGAGGATGCATTGGCTATGAAGAGGATTGCCAATGATACCGAGGGACTGGACTTTGTTATTGATACGGCATTGAAGGTCAATGATTGGCCAGCGGTCATTGATCAACTGAAGACCCTGAAGGAGATTTTCTACAATTGTGTCCATGAATCCATGCGGCGACTGATGGAGCAGCAGATGGCGTCACGCCGGCTATTGCGTAATGCGGTTACACAATTAATCGTTTCCCCACCAGCTGAGTTGAGTGTGGACGAACATGCTCTGGTTGAGTGGTGGGCACAGTTCTTCGATGATTGGCATATGCTGACGAAGGGACAGATAGATGCTATCGGGCCAGTCAGTTAGGATCCTACAATCACCGTATAGTGATGTTAGGAGAAACATGCGCGGGAGACTGATAGAGATCAAGCACTACTGCGACTGTCAGCCCTATGACCAGCCCTGTCGCGGATACCATCCGGAGGTCTGGCGCATTGTCTTGGACAAGGGCATCAGTCATCTTTTCAGGCCCCAGGAAGTGGAGGTTCTCTGACCCTTGACAGTGGTGATATAATCAAAGACAGGAGGACAATAATCCCAATGGCTACACATCAGGACCTGAATCTTAAGGACGTTAATCCTAGCGTACCGCCTAACTTGCGTGGGGTGGTGGACCTTAACAGTCCAACCCAGCAGACGGTCGGGAAGTTCAGGGAACTGTGCCTACAATTGGATGCCCAGGCAGTTGTCATGATCGGCATCGGCAGCAACGGGCAGGTGTTCGCCGTCCACCGGACGCCGGATGTCATAACCGCTTTGGGCCTGCTTGGCATTGCTCCCCGCATTCTCCTAGATGGGGCAGCACGGCCTCCTACCGGTGAATAGATGCCCTAACCGGCCATCCGAACTAGGTATCGTTACCGTAGATGGAAACGATACATGGTGGCCGGGACAACAGGAGACGGTAGATAATATTGTCGAAGGGCTATGGGAACACAAGTTCGTCTTGGCGAACATCCCGACAGGCGGTGGGAAGACTATCGTATCCACGGCGGTCCAGCGGTTACTCGGGCTGGATGCATTGGCCTTGACGGCCACGATACAATTGCAGGAACAGTACCAGGAGACCATGCCGTGGGCTAAGCTGGCAACTGGCAAGCGAAACCATCAATGCGGACGGTCAGCCGATGATCCGCTCGTCAAACTGTTCGGGTATATGAATGCAGACGACTGCGAAGAGTACGGCGGGGGCTGCTTAGGTGATATTGAGCTGACCTGTGGGTATCAGAATATGATCGAGGGGGTTGCGGGTGCCCAGGAGGTTATCGCTAACTATGCCTACGCGATTCGGATACTATCGGCTAACAGTCTCAAGAAGCTGGGCTACAACCCGTTCCGCCGGCCGTTCCTCATCTGTGACGAAGGCCACCTAGTCGAGGATGCGGTAGTCGAGGCGGTCAGCCTGTCACTCTGGCGCCGGCCATGTGACGAAGCCGGCCTACGGGAATGGCCTGAGAGCAGTGATATCTGGCAATGGATCGCATGGGCTAGTGATAACAGGAACAAGGCCCGAGAGTGGCTAGAAGAATCGCGGACAGCCTATAGGACTGCGGTTGATGGTGGCAGTGGTGAGGCGTTACGGAGCGCAGCCCAATGGAATAAACGGGCACGGGCATTATATGATACGATTGGGAGGATCCGGACACTGAAGCCCGACGAATGGGCCGTATCCCCCGGGTCAGCGGAGACAAAGCTTCGCCCCTTGTGGGCCTGGTCTATTATCGATAATCGACTGTGGCAGTATAGCGAGTCAGTATTAGTGATGTCTGCGACCCTTGGGGACCCCGAGAATCTAATGGCCAAGCTGGCCATTGACCCCAAGGATGCGGTCTATCTAGATGTTCCGAGCACCTTTCCAGTACAGAACCGTCCGATCTTCTACTGGCCCGTGGCGGCGATATCACGGAACAGTGATCAGGATGACTGGAAGACCTTAGCGTCAGCAATAGAGCATATAGCTAACACAGGTGTACTGAAAGAGAAGAAGGGCCTCATCCACACGGCGAGCTATAATATTGTGGAGAACCTACGGCCTCTATTACAAGGTAATCCACGGTATGTATTCCACAGTAAGCCCAACCAGAAGGAGGATATGATCTATGCGTTGAGAAATGAATCCAATCCAATCATATGTCTGTCGCCCTCGATGACGACCGGCGTTGATATCAAGGAGATTGGATTCCAGATTATCGTGAAGGTTCCGTTCGGTAACCTTGGCGACCCGATCACACGGATGCGGAGGGAATACAAGCGAGCGGATGACCCATACTTCGGCCGAAGGAACTATGACGTGGAAGCCGCTAATACGGTCGTACAAGCTTGTGGACGGGCTGTACGCTCACCAACAGATGTAGGTGTGACCTATATCCTTGATCAGAATTGGTGGCCGCTCTATAAACGAACGTATCATGCTGAGTGGTTCAAGGAAGCAGTAAAATGGCTGAGATAACGGGGATACCATATTACGAGGAGGGAATAGGAATACAATGACCGAAGTAGGTAACGTACAGGGGTTCTCAATTGACCCTGATAGCTGGACAGAGCCATCGCAGCTCTTTCCGGGTCAGGTACTAGTCAGTGAGTACCGCTGGTGCTCGGACAAGTACCTTGATGGGGTAGTCGATCGCATCGTCGCTCAGGCCGACCCTAAGCTGGGCCTAACCCGAGAGGCCGTCCTTCAGCGACTTGCCGACTCGAACCCGTCCAAGGAAGCACGAATCCCCCAGTGGGACCTACGTGTCAAGCGTCTGGATGTAATCCTCCAGCTGCCCGATGGCAGCCAGGTTGATGCCGTACGCTATGGCGGGTTCGACCTAGTAAAGTGGAACCGAACGGAGAACACGTTCGTAGCCATCAATCCGAACTACCAGAAGGAGACCTTCATCTCCAGCGCCTGGAAGAGGATTGCAGGCACGGTGCAACCGCCGGAAGTTCTGGTCGGTAAGCTCTTCGACTTCGAGTTCTTCCCAACTAAGCGCTTTGGTGGTGCAATGCCAGCCAAGCGCGTCCTCGTACCGCTGCGTCTACTGGCTCCCGACTACCAGTACACAGGCGAGGTCCAGATCACACAGGTTCCGGACCGGGAGGACAGTAATACTAACGAGGCTGCAACGGCAACCGCTCCGACTGCCCAGGAAGGTATCTCTGAGGCTGATGCAATCGAGCGCCTAGTCATGGAGATTCTGCCGGGCCAGAACATCAATAATATGGGCGCTGTAGTTGCCCTCCTGCCGCCCGAGGTTCGTAGCCACCAGTCGATCATCAATGGCGTAGCCACTGGCGAGCTGGTGAAGAACCTAGCGGCTTCTGGCCGAATCAACATCGCAGCTGATGGAGCAATTACTGCGTAATAGGTGATATATAATATATGGTAGGCTTAAGGGGGTGCAGGGATGGCCCCCCTTTAAGGGTAGACGATAGATGATATGAACGAACGGGGGTTTACGTGAGCGACGACGTAACAAGCCAACAACAACTACAACCAATTGCAGCAGGGGATTTAACAGATGAGCAGCTGGCCCAGGCTCTAGGAACACAGCTTAGTATCGAGGTCCCGTCTGAGGTTGATGCTACGACAAGGGTTGTCAGGGATCAACTGGACCGTATCCTAACCGGGCTCCAGAAGGAGATGGTAGAAGTACTACAGGCTGACCCTGCGGCTACCTATGCAATTGCTAATCAGCGTACAGCTGATTCGGTTTCGATGACAGCAATTGCATCTATTGCTATCGACAAGGCAAGCCTGTCGGGCATCGGGGACTTTCCGCCCCTTATGAATCTGATTACTCTGATTGCTTCAGCTACCTATGAGCTAGGCTTCCTACGGGGTATACAATACAAGGATGCGACGGCCGGCCAATCATCGAGTGGGCAACCAGCCGATCAGGATGCAATCATTGCTAAGCCCGAGGCGCTAATCAACCTAGGATAGGGGTCGATAATATCATGGGTATTAGGATCCAGTACGAGTTCGATCAGGAGTATACCAAGCTTCTGCTAGACCGCATCTTCCAGCGGTACGGTAAGACAGATGTCCTACGCACGGCGCTGCATGCCAGCGACCTGCTAGGCTGTCTACGGAAAGCATGGGGGAAGCGCCGCATTGCAGAAGATCAATGGCTCCTCCCCGACCCAGAACGTGATCCTATGCTCCAGTGGGCGCAGGGGCTACAGTTCGAAGACATCGTAAGCGAGTCGGATCGTCAACGTCCGCAGGCGTACTGCATAAATTGTCGAACTGTATCGTCCCTGCCGCCCCCAGTTATGGGGACCGACGGCCAGCAGCGGGAAGTTGAGACGTGCTCGGTCTGTGGCTGGGAGTGGATCGTCGGTACACCCGACTATCGGGTAGACGGTGTGGTCCACGAGAGCAAGCAGACGCGGAAGTCCAGCCGCCAAGGGCCAGAGGGTGCCCCGTGGTGGGGAGAGCAGATATTAACATATCTGTTCTTTGATAAGGTCAGGAACAGGGATAATCCGAACTGGGGACGGGCGGTCGTAAATTGGCTAATGGGGGATTATGGGTCTCGACGGAAGGGCCTCCGGCCACGACCACCGACAGCGGCACTAGAAGCATTCCGAGCGATGGCGGTGGACGATGAAACGGGCGAGCCAGCGGGCGATGATACCTGGGAGCACTGGCACCAGGAGCTAGGGCGCCGGCGATCGGTAGTGCTAGCTGACGAGATGCCGCCGCTCAATGGTATGAATGGGCATATCGATAGCCCACGATATGATTTTGAGTGTTCGAGTTGCCCGGTAGGAAAGATTATAGGCTGCGAAATGTGGATTTGGGATGACCATGACAGGACAGTCGAGGATAAGGAGGACAGTGATATACCATGACAACTATTGAAGACGTTCGGAGTCAGTACGGCGGCATCAGCGGTGCGGACTTCGACCCGTCAGCGGCGCGACCGAAGCCCTTCTCGATCTCCGTCGAGGGGCTAGAGGCAACCGGCAAGACACAGTTTACACTGACGACGATGCCGACGCCTATAGTCCACGTCAACTTCGGAGACCGAGATGCTCAATGGTTTTTGTATAATATGGACGAAGAGCGCCGGAAGCAGGTTCACTTGTACGACTTCCATGCGAAGACGAGCGAGGGCTGGACACGGGCAGAGGGCTACGAATCATTGAAGGCCCTGTCCGCAATTGCCAAGGCCCACCTAGCCGATAATGCTATGGAAGGTGGCACGTTCATCCTCGACAGCGGGTCCTCATGGTGGGAAGTAATCCAAGAGTGCTACGTTGCTCCCGAGCAGGAGAAGCGCGAGTCCTCGGGTGGTAAGAAGACCGGAGGTCTGGAATACATGCAGGGTAACCTGATTGTCAATGGGGTCATCAACTGGATCAAGAACCAGAACGTGTTCTTTGCGATTACCCACCGCAAGCGCCAGGACTGGGGTGCCAGTGGCCCCATCACCGGATCATTCTCGGCGCAGATAAACCGGAAGGTTCCGTATCTAGTTGAGGTCCGGCTTGACCTGTTCAAGGTCTGCGTGGCCTGCGGGTCCGAGGAATGCATGTCCAAGCAGCCGGGCCATCAGGGCCGGAAGCACATGGGCAGGTTCATCAAGTTCAGTGCGAATACTGGCCTCGAAGGGTTCGTCATGGAGAACCCGAACTTCAATACCGTGTATAGCTTGTATACTGGGAAGGGGGCGTACTGGTAGGGGATAATGGGCGAACAGGTTATCGTAGTCGATACCCGGGAACCAAAGTATATCATCGACCAGTTGGCATCGTATCGTCTAACAGTCATGACGGCTGCCCTGACGGCTGGCGACTATCTGTTCTTGCCTCATGGTCTGAAGGTGGGCATCGAACGTAAGCGTATCGATGACCTGCTCAACAGCCTGCGAGATGGGCGGATGATTGCCCAGGCCCACAAACTGATTGACGAATACGATGTGGCTATGATACTAATCGAAGGCCGGTATGATTACTCAACATCAGGGGTCGTGACCTACGAGGCTAACGGCGGCTGGCATGAGTCGGGTTGGTCATGGGACTCGTTTACTGGGATGCTCCTCGACTTGAAATGGATGGGACTGATATTCCACGAATGCATTAGCGGTGATGCAGCCCGAGAGATTGCCCGCCTAGTCGGCAGCCTATCAAAGGACGAGCATAAGTGGATTCAATCGAGAGAGCGGCCGAACGTCATTGCCATTGACCCAGCGTACAAGGATACTGTGTGGAGCCTGTGTGCGTTCAAGGGCCTGAGCGCTCAGTCGGCGGAAACCCTGCTATCGAATTACGGATCATTTGAAGATGTAGTTGCCATGTTTACTAAGCATCCAGATATGATTGCCGAACTGAAGCTGGATGGCAAGCGCCGGTTTGGTAAGCGGGCCTATGATATCAGCGAACAGATGAAGGCGGACTACGGTGCGGCTACGATTCAGAATTCCTAGTCAGCAATACGAGACGGTCGTTGCCGACCCACCGTGGTCTCTGCGGACTGGCGGTGCCATGCGTAAGCTGGTCTATGATACGATGACCATCGAGGAGATATATGAGATTGGTGATCAGCTTGAGGGTAAGCTAGCCGACGAGTGTCACCTGTGGCTATGGACGACAAATCCCCATCTACCGGAAGCATTGATGGTCATGAAGTCCTGGGGCTTCCAGTATAAGAGCCTTCGGACATGGAACAAGAGACGCATTGGGATTGGCTGGTGGCTCCGGAGCCAGACGGAACACCTCTTGTTAGGCGTCCGGGGCAACCCGAAGTCGCCCGGAGCACGGGGCGTACTCGGCGGCCTGAGTACCTACTTCGAGTACCCCTATCGAGGGCACAGCGTTAAGCCACCAGAGATATATCCGGATATCGAACAGCTATCACCTGGCCCTTACCTCGAACTGTTTAGCCATCCCGGCCGGACACGTGAGGGATGGACGATGCTGTCTAGTCCCCATGCGCCAATCGGAGATCCCTACGGGAAGGGATATGAGGCTCAGCAGTGCCGGGGATGTCCGCACCCGCTTCACCTGGGAGTATGTGATATACTTGATGCGGATATCGGAGGTGCCTGCCCGTGCAGCTTCGATGAGGACGATGATGATCTTGCCTATGCGGAGCAGATCCGCTTCCACTGGTAACCGATGATATTAGTGACCGATGAGTACGGCGAACTGTGGGCTGTCGAGCGGGGTGACCCGGGTTGGCTAGCCGTCTCCTATGTGCTATCATTAGAGTATAGGGATGTCTATCTAACCCGAAATATAATCCTTGGTAGGCCAGTAGCGGGCGATGATATCAATGATATTGTTAATGTGATTGATCGCTTGCGGATTTCTGCTGATTCTGTGCGGTACCTGCGATATTGTCGCATCTGGGACCAGCTTCTAGCACTTGAAGGAGGACACATTGGCGATCAGGATGCCTCGGATGGAAGCACCGAAGACGGAGGTAACGGACGAGCAGCGCCGGGAACGGCTGGCTCCCCTACTGGAGAAGTGGATACCGCTCCTCCAATTACAGAACTGGGAAATCAAATTCACGTTAGTTGATAATCTGGGTACGAATTCCAACAAGCCAACTGCCGCATCTATGGATGCTGGCCCCTACTATCGGACTATTACCATTGGCTTTGCCCGGTCGCAGATTGACCTTCACGAAGATGGTCAGGAGCTAGAGCGGTTGGTTGTTCATGAGTTGGCCCACGCATTCTTTGTAACAATTAACGAGGTGATAATTACCCATATAGGTCATTCTGGTACGATACAGGACGCGATCCATAATGCAGAAGAGACGGTCGTTGACACATTGACATCAATCTTCCTACACCTCAATGGAGACGAGTCAGGGCCATACTACTTCGTCGCACCAGACAATGGAAAGGAGCCTACTAATGGCAACAACGCCTAAGCGTTGGTGCGCCCATGATTTCTGCTGTGAGTTCGATCCGGGTTCTCACAATGCCCGCTACTGTCCAGAGCATCGATGCAAGCGAAAGGCAGAGAATGCGCGGAAGAGGCTGACGGCCGAGGACATTAATCCTGAGGAAGTCTGGAAGCTACAGGAAGAGCGTAAGGAAGGGAAGGCAAAGCTTACCCAGGCGAAGAATGAGTGGCTGGTCAACAACAGTAAGATCGTCATGTTCGACCTAGAGACCTTCGACTTGGCGGCTGACTTTGGCCTTATCATGGTCGGATGCATCAAGGAACGAGGGGGCGAGACACACACGTTCGTAGCTCATGGTGATGCTGATGAGCCACAATGTATCCTGAATATCAGGAATGCCATCGAAGAGGCAGACTATGTGGTCACCTACTACGGCACGAAGTTCGATATCCCGTACCTGAATACACGGTTGATCATTCATAATGAGAAACCGATCGATGAAATCCGGCACATTGACCTGTACTATACAGTCCGTCATCGGCTGCGGCTGAACAGAAATAGGTTGCAGAATGTCGAGGAAGCAATTCTAAACAGCCCACAAAAGACGCGTATCCTTCCAGGTATCTGGCGTCGTGCACTTCAGGGGGACGAGGAAGCTCTCGACTACATCGTAGACCACTGTATCAAGGACGTGGCGATCCTCGAAGATGCATTCGATAAGCTACGTGGTTTCATCAATATTGGCGCCACTCGGTTGCGGCGGTACGGGGCGACCTATTAATATGATTGATGTCCTCAAGGAAAGCCTGGTCAATGGGCTCATCGGTAGTGTCGGAGCCACGACTGCGATCTTCTTGTATCACCTGATTAGGGGGTAACATGGCCGTCATGGCCGTCAATGCAACACGTATCAGTCAATATGGACTGAACTTCATTGCCTCGTTTGAAGGCTTTCGTGACCGGCCGTATGACGCCGGAGATGGACACTGTACCGTAGCCTTTGGAAGGCTGTTGCATTATGGCTCCTGTACGGCGTTAGATTTCGATCAATGGTCAGGGCTCTCTATTACTCAAGGCCTCCACATGCTGGCCTATGATGTAGAGCGATATGCAGCGGCTGTCCTGCGACTCGGGATTGCGCTCAACCAGAACCAATTTGATGCGCTGACATCCTTTGCCTATAATCTCGGCGCGGGAATCTTTGACAGATCACCCAGCTTGAAGAACGCTCTCCAGTCTGGAGACTTTGGCCGAGCTACCCAAGAGATGCTCAGGTTCGTCAACGTAAACGGGGTCCCGTGGCAGGGGCTGATCAACCGCCGGCGGGCCGAGGTCACCCTATTCAGTACGCCAGTATCATGGAACAAGGAGGAATTCGAAGTGGATCCAGAAGCGCGGAACCGACAGTTTGCTACATCGATCTATGAATATGCAGAGGCGCAGATAGTAGAGCACGGGCGGCTAGTTGATGGACAGAACATAGACGAGCTGCGATATATTGCTACTGCACGGCGGGGTAATCCCGGGCGCATTAATACGCTATCCCGGTCCCAACGTCTAGGTACGCTCAAGTATCTAAAGGCCTGTGCCCTACGGGGCGTTAACCCAGTCACTGTTGCCATTGATAAGCTAGCGTTCATCGCTGCACACCCATAATGGATACCCATATTACAGACGGGGAGCCGGTAGTCCTCCGGAAGGGGGAGGACATCTATCTTCGGACCGGCGGCTGCCTGGCTGACTGTGGGGCCTGTTGTGAGTTCCTTACGCTACCCCTGGACCCGCGCCTGCGACGGGCACCCCAGGAGAAGTTGGCAGACTTCATCTACTGGGCTAAGCTGCACGGTATAGAGATCTACGAGAGCGGCGATTGGCTGGCTGCTAAGATCCCACTGGCTTGTACGGAGCTGACCGACGATAAGCGGTGTGGCGTCTATGGTACACCAGCGCGACCGACCCTCTGTAGTACCTACCCCAAGAACCCACTTGACTTAGATGGTGTCGATGATGTCTGTGGTTACCGCATCCAGGAGTATGATACAATTGAAGCGGCTATGGAAGAAGCCCGACAATATCATCATCAGAAAGGAGGTGAAGACCATGGCTGAGGATATCCTACGTCGGTTCACGTCCCGTAAGTTTATTGCAGCTGCGGCGGCATTCGCCACTGCAATCCTCTCTACAACTGGCGTGATCGATGCAGCACAGGAAGTCGAGCTGGCAGGCTACGTCGTGTCAGCAATCTACATCCTCGTTGAGGGTGCAAACGACCTACGATCGTAGATGATATTATCGTAGGAATGGAGGTATTACTAACCTATGGCGGAAGCAGGGGTCAAGCACGACACCGAAAAGTTGCGATACGACCTGCTTCCGCCGGAGGCCTTGGAGGCCCTGGCGGAAGTGTACACGATTGGTGCCACAAAGTATGGTGATAACAACTACCTGCGTGGCATGGACTGGAACCGCATCTATGGGGCAATGGTACGTCATCTACAGGCCTTCTGGCAGGGCGAAAGCTTTGACAAGGAGGATGGCCAGCATCACCTGGCGGCTGTCGCCTGGTGTGCCTTTACGCTACTAGTTTACGAACGGCGGGGGATCGGGGTCGATAACCGGCCGAACACGATCCTCGCCCAAGGTGAGATTCGGGAGATCCTACAGGCCCGAAAGGAGGACCTAGATGGGGCGTCCTAAGATCTACGTTGCCGGCCCGATGAGGGGCTTGACGTACGATCAGGCAAATGAGTGGCGGTTAGCGGCCGAGTCAGCGCTACCTGAGTGTGATATCTTCTCGCCCATGCGCGGGAAGGAGTATCTACGGGACCTGGATGTTATCCCCGGTGCGGTAGGGGATAAGATGTCCAGTAGCCAGGCAATCTATATCCGCGACCGGTGGGATGTTCGAACAGCCGATGCAATCCTTGTCTACCTACTCGGAGCTAAGGAGATCAGCATTGGGACGTGCTTCGAGATGGCGTGGGCAACGGCCTACAATATTCCAGTGGTGATCGTCATGAAGGAGGGGGATGTCCACGAGCATCCGTTTGTCCGGCAGGCAGCCTGGATTGTAGTCGATAGTCTACATGAAGGACTTAACGCTCTGAGGATATTGTTGAATCTCCGACCTGAGGATGGGGGATATTCTAGGGAGAGGCTGGAGGATATTCGGATATTCTAGGGAGGATCGACTAATGCCTTACATCAAGCCTGAACGACGGAACGCCATTAACTCTGGCACTATTATGCCGCATACCGCAGGAGATCTAAACTATATCGTCACCCGGTTTATCAATCACTACCTAGGATATGTAGGTATTTCCTACGAGGAAATCAACCGAGTTATCGGGGTACTAGAATGCGCTAAGCTTGAACTATATCGCCGCATTGCAGCCCCTTACGAAGATATCAAACTAGAGGAGAACGGCGATGTCTATCAGAGCAACCAAACAGCAGAGTAAACGCGCCCAGAAGAGGGCAGGGGAAAGGAGTAAGCGCCTAATGACAAGGCAGGTAGCACCAGATTCGATCGAGCAGCTGAGGGCTATGATTGATCCGGACACGTATATCAATCAGCTGCAAGAGACCAAGAAGCGGCTACTCCAGCAGGCGGCGAGCCTGTTGCAGGACCTGGACCTTAGTAATGCATCCGAGCGGGTCCCGGACAGTGATAAGGAGAGGCTATCGGACCAACTCAACAATGTGCTAGAGGATATCATGGAACGGATCACGCTCATTGACGCACGAGTTGAGGAGTTCAAGCAAGACCGTGCAAGGGCAACCCGGCCATTTAAGAAGAGCGTCAAGTCAAAGGCTAAGCTAGCGAAGGAAGTTCAAGACACCGAGGCCGACAGCGATAGCAGAGAGGATCAGGGGTAGACCCCAGATAAGTACCGCAACCTTTGTTTCGAGCACGGTGATCCGCGTGACGACGGACTGCCCCGCCTCAACGTGGGCATCGTGCTCGACCTTGATCTCATTGACAGTACGGGCTAGGCTATCAACCTTCTCGCCCAGGACTGCTAATGTGATTCGGCCGTTACCGTTCTTATGTGTTACCAATTTCTGATTCTCTTGAAGTGATATACAGCAGAGCCGATGTGCATTATTGCACTACTTAAGTGTAGCATAAACCAGACTACTTGGAACGGTGTACCATTCATCTTAGTATACTCCCGCGTTAGCTGATCCAAGTATAGCACTTGGTAACCCATCAAACGTTGGCGCATCGGAGTCGATGGTGAACCAGATCATCGCTATCGTTGACACCTCAGCGTTAGCCCCGTTGGTGCTGACGACACGATGCCCCAGTTCGGAGCCATCCACGATGGCCTGCGAGAGATTGCTGCCGCCGCCAGGGATGCTGGTGTGGAGGGCGCGAAAGCAGCGCCACGCAGTCAGGGCAATGTTCAGCAACTGCACCTCGACGGTGCTCCCGCTGTACGTCCAGCGCGACCAATTGTCCATAGTCTTCGAGCTAACGTTGGCCCGCTGGCGATAGAGGCCCAACGCGCCCCAAGATGTCTGCACCGTGATCGTTGGCGCGGTGAGCGTGGACTTCTCCTGGTAGTTGAGAGCGGGGCCGCAGTTGAAATCAGTAGCGTCGTTGGCGGCGTTGGCCGTATCGGTCGCCCAATCGTCCCAGTTGGTATAGGTGCCAAGCGTCGCGATGGCACAGTTCGTCTGGTCGCCGTAATCGGTCTCGGACGTATTACCGTCAGGGGTCGAGCACCAGTCAAGGGCACCGACGCCCGGCCGGTCGCTCTCGCTGTTGCTGCCCCAAACACTCGGCAATGTCCAGAGTGCGAACTTCGCGGACGTGCAGTTCGTCTGGGCCAAGAACCATTGGCCGAGAAAGGAAGCTGTAACAGAAACGGTGATTTCTAGCGTACCGTTGATCCAAAGCTTCAAGGTCGCGTTACTGCCACCCGTCAGCTTTGTTTCCAGCCGGAGCGTGTAGTCGGTGCCCGTCGAGTAGGCCGTCGTGCCCGTGGCTCGGACTGTACGTGTGCCAAAGCCATCGATGGTCGTAACCCGATAGTTGTAAGTTGAAGCGCTGGCATAGACGCGCTCGATGATGAGCGTGGTAAGCCCGTCGCCGCCAGGATTGCTCGATCCGGTGAAGACATCGAAGGCGTCACCGCTGCTCAGGGTGCCGTCGTGTCGGCTTTGCCGGGCGATGAGCCAGGTAAAGGTCTCGCTGTGACTCCCGACGAGCATCTTATCGCTGCCACCCACGCCCTTAATGCGGTAGGTGCCGTGGTCGGGAGCGGGTGATGTGACCAGCGAAAAGTTGGTGATGCCACCACCGGCAGCGAACTCGAACGCCTTGATGTCGCCGATGCGTGTCGTCAGCCCGCCACCGAAAGTTGCAGCCACCCTATATAAGGCCTCCAGCTACGGCCAGTTCCCGTGCTACCATGTTAACTTGACCAACCGTTGAGGCAGCACGAGCGTAATGGGAGGGATTAAGTGGCGAGGGCATTACAGCGACAATAGGCCTCCCATTACGCCGCTTTAGATAATTACGCCAGGCTTTTGCTAGTGCCGCCGATTCATCATATGTCGCCATTTGAAAATCCCCATATATAGGCCATGTCGTGGCTCGTGGCAGCCGTGCCAAAACAGCATCAGTAGCTTGTACTAAAACGGGTAGAAGATTTAACATACGTTCCGGTGTTCCAGATTGTGGCAGCCATTCGGGGATTGCAACTTCTTCGGCTACTTCCATTACAGCAAGATGGATAAAGGTGTTACGATCTTCATCCACATACATATCACGTTCCCTGCTTATTAGAGTGCGTACGTACTCTTCATTTATATTAGGCGGAAATGGAAGCTGTGGGTCAGTTAGTAGGGTATGTATCCGCGATGCATCATTAGCCTTTGCTATACGGGATCGATTAACCATAATTCGTTGCTCCCTACGTTTAGTCGGAGTATGAGTTTGTCGTGTACTCAAGCTTTACTCCAATAAGATATGCGTCTCCAACAAGGTCGTCAGCTGCATCAGCAACTGCACGACGTACTTCAATAATAGCTAACTCGCCACCAGCTGGGGTTCCCCCCAAAGTTATGGCACTACTGGCTGCCGTGATATGCACATTTCCGGTAACAATTGAATCATCTGACACAGTAACTTCTGTACCAAAAGCCTGATCAATAGCCTCATTATCACCATAACTTCGGCCCCTAATTCCCCAAACAGTGGTACCGCCTGCCGCATGTGTTGCTGGACGCCAGTAGACAATAGCTGTTATAGTACCACCATCATAATTATCGGGTAGGGAAACAACCCATGTAGCTTTCTCGGCAGTTGTATCATCATAATCAAGGGTTATGTAGTTCTGTAGATTAGTTGCTGCTTCACGCTGTGTTCGTCCTGCACCGCTCGTAGTATTACGCATTGCACCACCAGCTGTAAGGATAATTGAGCGTACAGCAACCGTCCATTTGACGCCCAGACTTTGGGTACTATCTGCTTCTAGGACAGCGCTGTTGGCACCGACATTCAGTTCATCCCAGGCTGGTGTAGTGTTACCTACGATCAACGATCCCTTGGTTACAGCGTCAGCAGCCGCATCCGTATGCGCTGTACCGCCATCGAGGATTGCATGAGGTGCTCCACCCCCGCCTCCGGTTGCCCATGAGAGGGTAACGATGCCCGCCACTGGTGCGGATGCTGATAGGACCTGACTTGCGGTCGGATCAGTGACCGGCCAAACGTAGGTAAGATTTGCCGTCCGGCTAGCATTGCTCCGATGGGCAATGTAGTTAGAGCTGCCAGAATCGTACAGACGTAGTTCATTCTCATTACTGATCCCTAGGTGACCAGCAACCTGGGCGGATAGACCGGATAGGATTGCAGCATCTGTACCTACGTATAGGCGGATAGACGAGATATCTCCGGTCGTAACGTTGTTGCCTGCGGCTACAGCACCGACTCGGAGGTACGTACCAAGCAGGGTGTTACTCGCATTTCGGATACCAATATTAACGGACGCCCGAGTCAAGGATGCAATGTCCAGGCCAACGTACGTTCCAGGGGTTGCGCTGCCAGACCATGCGTCTGGGTTCGGAGCTGAGAGACCAACAGCTGTCGTGATTGTCTTTGTATTGAAGGTGCCAGATGGCAGTCCCCAGCCTAGACCAACAACACCTGTAGCAAGCGTTACTGTGCCGGCGTCATCTGCACTAGAATCAAAGACAACACCGAATGCCTTAATACCCGCTACACCTCCGAAGGTTGTGTTTGTTAGATTGCCACTACCACGCGCTCGGGCGCCCTCTGTGTATATACCAGCGATCTGGCCCGTAAAGTTGTTATCTTCGGTAGCAGGAATGATATTTGCAAAGTACAGTGAACGATAGGCAGCAGAGCTAGCAGCCCCAGGTTCTAGAGTTGGGTTAGCAAGATAGGCAACTTCAGTACCGCTTGTTGCAGTAATAGAACCAGCCAAGCGGACGAAGCGACCTGTTGCAGCAAAGGCTGTATTGTCTAGTGAGAAGCGTATGCCAGTGATATCACCGGCAGTAGTATTCGTCGGTGCGGCCAGTGATCCTACGTGAAGATAGGTACTGATCCATGATGAACCGGTTACGTCAAGAGCAATGCCGGGGGTAGAATTGGCACCAATCTTGACATCTCCGACCAGGCGATGTTGTCCGCCGAGAGATTGGATAGCGATATCTGTGGTAGGGGTAACTCCAGTACTAGCACTGATGCGAAGTCCGATGCCGGTGACTATGGAGCCAATATCGCTGCTACCTCCACGTGCTACATCAAGACCAACGGCTGTGGTGATGGTACCAGCAGTCGCCCGATATTCATAGAAACCTGCGCGTAATAGCGTAGCCGTACCACCTGCGACAGACTCCTGTGCTAGGTAGCGCGTGGCCGTCATCTCAGGGACGATAAATGCGCCAGCATTATGAATAAGGAACCCCACCATTGCATACGTGACAGTGGCTCCTGAGGCTGTGGGTTGTAGCGTATTAGTAGCGTAGAGCGCTGATGGAATCCCCGGCCCCGGCCCAAGTGTCGCCGTGGCTTCTATAGCAACAAGAGTGCCGCCGAGAAACGAAGCCCCTGACGGTGTAAATGTCCGTGTTGTGCGGATACGGTTGTTTGTCGCCACAGCCTGATCGGGTAGTATCAACCGCTCGCCAGTGATATCGCCCGCCGTCGTGTTAGTTGGCGCGGACGCAGAACCTACCCTTAGATATCCAGCAAACCTCGGACTAGTTGTCCATGATGCATCCGTTCCATCTGTCCACAATCCGCTGCCTGCTGCTCCAACCACAAGCTCATCCCACGCTGGTGTACTGTTCCCATATATCAACGACCCCTGGCTGACCGTCTGGGTAACCGTGTCGCCATGGGTTGCTGATGCCAACAGGTTATGGGCTGCTGGAACTACAACCCCGCCTGCGATATCAGCCTGGATCTGGCCGGCGGCTGGGCTCGTCCATACGACCGTGGATGTATCAATGAACCGGATACGATCATTCGTTAACGAAGGGTCAAGGCTGGTTGGTCCAGCACCATACTGAAACCCAATGAAGTTCTGTTCATAGTTAACCGGGTCAGTAACGCCAGTATAGTTGATAGCGCAACCGGGACCATAATAATTGGGGCCGATTACACTGTCACTGTCAAATGTTCCAGTAAGTTCCAGGCCTGCCGTACTATTCGTTCCGAGGAACCTATTACCGCTTACCATGAAGGTTGACGTGACACTCTCACCGATCAGATAAAGTCCACGTGCAGCTGTAGCAGTAAAATCATTACCTATGATTATCGCATCGGCATTGGCAACCCGTGCACTGCCAATTAAGTTATCAAAAAGGCGGCATGTCTGTATTGAACTACTGCCTAGGTCAAAGCCGTATTGGATAATATCAATTTCAGAATCGTGCGCTGCAAGAGTAAGTTGTGATGTCGCACTGTTAGCTGCAATGATACCGCCAATGACTGATGAGTTGTATATATAGAAGGCACCATCTCTGCCGCTGGCTCCGCTCCAGCATGTGGTACTGTTTAGTTCACTGTCAAACAGATAACATTCAGGGTTTGCGCTTGCATGAAATATGGTTAGAGCTTCTGCCTTGGATCGAACGAACCGAACAACCGTTGAGGCTGCCGTATTGGATGGGAATACTGTGGCATCGCCTTCGATGCTACAATCGACAAACGTAACCTGACTGACGTTACCTAGCCCGTCAATGAGATCGATATTGCTCGTTCCTAAGCTAAATCGTACCCCCCGAAATATAATGACGCAGCTTCCAGATGTGGTAATCGAACCACTAATAGTAGCACTTTGGATGTATTGATCAGATGTGCCGTAGGTAGTACCTGGAGACCCCTCCCAGTATCCGGCCGCCCAAATCTCAACTTGGTTCCTGAAATTATCCGTAAAAGTTAGGTTTTCTGAATAGGATCCCGGAGCCAGCCAGATTACGGGAACGTGATCTCCAAGATTACCAGCTGCTAGAGCCGTCTGGATTGCATCCTGTATTCGCAGATGTGTTCCGCTACCGTTAGGATCTACAACGTAATCTACGCGGACATGATTACTATCAGCATCCCAAGCATCATCGTGCGGATGCTGCGCTTCCAGATCCTGGACTCGCTTGAGGACATCATCAAAGTCAAGGGAGGGGGTCCCGCTGGCCATCTTCTGGGCAAGCTGAACTCGCTGCTCGAAGGGTAGCCCCTGCGATAGCGGAGATACAGTGTGGCCGTGCCTATCAGTTACCATTCGATAATATTATATAATATTAGCCCCGGGCAGGGGTAGCGATTGGCCGGCGTGGCCGAGCATCTGCGGGATCGGGGATAATCTGGAAGTCGGCCTCGACCCTCAGTATCTCCGGCCGCCGGAGAGTGGTGTCTAATGTCATTGAGTAGCCGACTGCCCACTGAAAGTCGGGACCACCTAGGTGTCCCGTATGGTCTTCGATAGTAGCATGTCCCCGCTGTCCGAGAGATAGACGGCTCCATCGTTCATTGGCATTGTAACGGTAGTAGAACCATATATTGCTGACCCCATGAGCATTCTCAGTTAGTACCTGGACCGAGCGTAGACGGACCAGTTTTCCCTGAGCAGGGCGGATAAAGGGCAGCTCTCCCAGCCCTTGCGGCGAGATGAACGGCCAGATGTTTCCACCAATCTCGTAAATATATGCTCCCCGGCGGCCGATAGCTACCAGCTTATTGATGTCATTCCCGTAGCTTCCGCCGACATTAGCGTATAGTAGAAAGCTGATATCATCAACCGTGTCTGTGGCAGTCATAATTGCACCTAGGTCGTGCCACTTACCAGTACCGTCGTCACGAGGAGCACCAAAGAGTAGGTGTGGGTAGACGCCAGCTCTGTCCATGCCATCGGCCGGGAAGTTTGTCACGTCAATCGCCGGGCGCCACGGCATTAGGGAGATCTCAGCAATTGTAACAGTAGCCGAGAAGGCAGCTGAGGTAGAGAAGCGAGCATAATAACACGATTGAGTATCAGCACTAGCTCCGCTAGTAATCGTAGCCATCGTAGCCGCCTGCCAGCCAGCTACGATGGGATCGGCAGCAAAGGCAATTAGACCAGGTACTTGAACGGCGGCCAAGTTGGGCCCTGTTCGAACCCTGGTAAAGTCTTCGATAGCGATTGATGTCCATGTTGACCCATTCCAAATCTCAGCCGTCAGTGTAGCCGCATTCGTATTGGCAGCGGACCCGAAGGCCATCAGGAATGATACGGCCTGCCACGGTTGTGGGTGGCCAATGATGAACCAGTCACCGTTGGCCTGCATATCCAATGCATTGAGGTTCGCACCGGTGGCGAAGTCACCATCGTTGACCTGGGTTGTATAGTCAGTATATGAGACACCATTATCGGTAGTTTTGAAGAAGCGAGCACCGAGGATACTTGCACCGTCATCATCTGACCCGCCCCTCCTACGCAGCTTAGAGTTAATCAGATTACCGAACACACGGTTGTGGTTCAGCTGGAACCCGGACCCGCTGCTCTGCGCATTATTAACGGTTGTGCTGGCGAGTAGGCCATCAGGGGCAATGCCGAAGCACGAGAACGTTTGTGGCGTCGTATCGATGCCTGGCACCATGGACTCACCGTATGGGCTGAAATCCCGGACGGTATAGCCGTCGAATATCACGGCACCGCCCCGCCCCTGGGAGACAATGATTGCCGGTCCAAGGTGGGCGATAGCCCGCCCGTTATCCGGGTGAGGCATCTTTTCCCATGCTGGCATTCGGTTCTCCCAAATTGACCGGGACCGATTGAAGACGAAGATGCCTTCGGGCTTACAGATCACCGGGATACCCCGAACTTGACCGATATTATTGATATCATAGTGGGGCTCACCAACAAACGTAGTGGGCGCCCAGTTAGCCTCGGTGAACGGATCAGCGAGTGGAGGTACGAATGAGATGCCACACCAGTGACCACTAGCCACAAGGACGGATCCGTATAGGTATCCTGATATTGATGCCAGCTTGTCTCGCTCGATGTCACCGGTCGCAGTTGTAATGGTCTGTGACACTGCCATCCGCTGGATATTACCGTTGAAACCTTCGGCAATATATAGGTACGGGACACCCGACCCGTCGTCGTGCATCGCACCACCCGTAGCAAGCTGAGCCAGGGCGTTCGTACCTACCTCAGCGATCGCACCGCTACGAATCTGCATGACCTTATGGCCGGCAATGTAGTAGACACATGGGGTAGAGTTGTCGGTATGTAGCCACTCGGTCGCATAGACTGGATTGAACCCGTTGTAACTGCTGTGGGTTAGTCGGGTAATATAGTCCCCGAACTGGAGGCGTGTTGGTGTCCGGGCATTGAAACCTCGGAATACCCTATTATAGGTATGCGGTTGCGCAACGGCCAGCTCGTCTCCGTAACCGTTGTGTGCCGACTCGAATAGTGGGACGGAGATGATCTCTTCGTTCTCTGGTGGCATTGTAGTTAAATCTCAAAGTATGGGATCGATAGTGTCCTCGCCCGCTCAAGTGATGGCTTAGGCGCCGGCCCGTAACGCTTCTCCATCACGCCCAGCCGCTGTTCAGCAATTGCCAGAACGCCGGCATAGAACTCCTTCTCGTGGGGATGGTAGGCAATCATCTCAAGAGCGATTGCCCGGGCCGTTGCAGCGGCCGCGTAGTCTAGCGAGCAAAGTGTTGTCGCCGCATCACCAGTTGTCCTATTCGCAGTCGTAAAGTAGGCAGTCTGGAGAGCTGTATAGAACATCCGCTCCTCATAGTAGTAGGGGATATCTAGCATTGGCCGCTCGCGGAACTGTATAAATACCGCATCGTTGACACGGAGGGGCCGTGTTCCAGATACCTCATCGGGTAGCTCTTCGTTCCAGGCTTCAGACCGGCCCGATGACGTAGGAAACCATGACAGGGTGTGGACTGGGCCTACCTTATCATTGGTATCAACGCGGGGGTCTATCTGCATCCGCCGGGCCTCTTGGGGATGCATGAAGACTGGCCCCCACTCTACGATAGCGGTTGCTTCTTGTCCAACGAGCCAGACCTGAATCTCATCACAGGTAGCCGGCACTTGGCCAGTGACTTCGATACCAGACCAGCCCCGGCGAGTCTCCGTATCAGTCTGGTTGAGACTAATGTTCACACTATTGGTTACATCCCGGACAATGACCTGAGCGGTGCCGCTTCTAACAGACACCGGTACATAGAGGTAGAAGTGGGTCTCGGCACGGAGGGCGTATATCGACGCACTGGCAATCCGCCCATTTGCGGTTGCCCCGTTGTTGGTCACGAGCATCGTGAATGGCCAGATCTCTGTTGGGAAAGTGCTGGTCTGCTGGGCTCGGGTCGCGCTATTGCCCGCTGTCCAATTCGTCACACCGTCATGGTATCCCGCGTTTGTAACGATCGATAGGGGTACGGGTTGCCATTGACTGCAATATGACGTGAGGGCCTCGTCTCGGAGACGGTCAACGATATCAGGATCAATGCCTGCTCGCCAAATCTCATAGGTTGTTGAGTTATTCGGCGCAACTGACCATGCCGGATCTACATATAGATCACCAGCATCTTGGTCAAGGTAATCTACCATGACCTGCTCGCCGTCAACGTTACCGCCGGTGGCACGGACGTAGCAGCCGTCGTAGGCCGTAGATGCTAGCCCAGCGTTGTCAAGACGGGTAGCATCTCGGAGACGGTTCGTTCCGCCCGCAGTTGCGGTTGCTTGGCCAAGTCGGCGGATGAGTCCGTACTTGACCAGCTCTTCACGAATTTCCTGACCGGTAATGCTGGCCATTATATCATCATCCTAGGCAACTGAAGACATCTTTCGGGTATCAATACGAAGTGCACCGGTCTCGTCTTCGAACTTGGCCTTTCGCATTTCATCAATCGCTCGATCGGCTGACCAGTTTCGCTTGTTTAGTTCCTTCTTCATCTCAGCATCAATTGACTCATGATCATCTCGTTGAGGCATAGACTGCCCTTCGATCTTGAAAGCCGTATAGTAGACAGCACTACGCTGTGCAACCTGACCACACTGGCAGGACACCGTATGGTCATCATAGCTAGCGCGTTGCTCGAACATGCCATCGGTAGGGCAGATGAAATCATAGATAGGCAAGCGTAGACCCCTTTCGCTAGTATCACCTGTAACAGGGGGAGAGGAGCGGTTCTCCCCCAATTGCTTACGCGATTTCGGCTTCCGTAAACTCTGCTAGGTTGTAGAAACCGAAGTAGGTTGATCCTGTGGCGACTGAACCGACCTGCAAGTAGCAGGAAGCAGGACCCACAAGAACGTGCGGAACGTCAAACTGCTCGTTCAAGATGCCCCTACCATCAGCAGCGACAGCATTCGTGTTGCTGGCAATTACACGAGTAGTCGTGTTCAGCTCAGCAGCAACGGTGACACCACCAGCCGCCGAAACGGCTGCGCGTCCACTATATGCATCTCCACCGATCTTGAGGTTCAGCGGAACGAATGCAGTACCGAGGGTCGTGATAAGCGCACCGACCGACTTGAACGCCGCCTGGGGCAGAGTACCACCAAGGGCCTCGATCTCGACAACTACTGCCAGTGGGACGATAACTCGCCCCGAAGCAGCCTCAGCCGCCGACTCAGCTGCCGTATCGGTAATAAGCACATCACCCGTTAGGGGAGTGGTGATCGTACCGAGACGAACCTGGTAGACCTTGCCCTCGATTGCGAGTGCAGTCTGCCAAGGCAGAACAATTGGCGCACCATCACGTGCTGCACGTAGCGCAACCCAGTGGTCATCGCCTGCACGAGTAGGATCCTGTTGCTTGGTATAAACCCTGAGATCACTCATAGTCTTTCTCCTTTCATCTATTCTCCCTACCTACATATCATTGAAGGAGGGGCAAAGACTAATGGTTGGCAGCCGCTCTATAGGGCATTACGCTCCTGCCACCCGTGTATATAATCTAGATTCATGACTGGGGCACCCGTTGCACTATTCGGTCCGACGTGTACCCAGATGCCCATGTCAGCAGTCGCGTTTGGCCCGGTTACACGGGCATGGACGACTCGCTGGCCATTGATATACGTAGCCACTTCACCGTTCTCATTCGTTGCCGTGATGATCGTATTTGTACGTTCCGAACTATGAGACCGGCTACGAGGGCTCGTCTCCTGTATACGGAATGGAACCTGTGGAGTCCCGCTTGCAGCTTCACCATCGTCGGGATGTCCCCGTGCGACCGCATAGACTAGCGATGAACTCTCAGACGGGTCCCAGACGGTGAAGCCATAGTTGTCAATACCGTGATTGGTCAGGGCATCAACATTAGCGACAACACCGTAGCCCGTGTAGCTCATGTCCTCCGAAAAGCCAATCTCAAGCTTCCCAGCGGTAAGGCTAGAAAGGGTGAATCGAACCATGACGACTGCACGTCGGCCGGCCCTCCATCCCTTGACACGGCTGAATAGATACGCATCAGTAGGGGGGGGCGCATCGGCTTCGAGGTCATCAGTATCATCGATATTCGCAACCGACCCAAAGAAGTCATCTTCCTGCCAATTGAAGCCAGATGATACCCATCGATGGGAGTTGATACCCAGGTCGAAATCGTCATGAACACTGAAGACCGATTCGAAAGCTAGGGATTCGAGCAAGAGATACAACGGATCACCGGGCGTCGATGCTTGACGCACCTGGTAATGCGTAAATGGTTGTGAATGCAGGTGCTGTGGAATCCCTGGCTCAGGCATTAGAGCGCCACCCTTTCAGCATAGGCACGAACGTAGTCAACCCGCAGCGGGTGACTAGAGGTTGTCCTATTCTGGGCATATAGCCACAGGCCAAGGGTGATATCATTGTCCGGACCGTTGCCGTCGATGCGGCCACCGAACGCGTGGTTGACCCAGAAATACGCTTCATCCTGCTCGTTAAGGGCAATCATCAGCGTATGCCAGGTATTCAGAGTCCACGTGACACCGTGGGTACCGGCGACCAACTCGACAGCTGGGGTTGTCCCATCGGCCACCAGGTCAATGGACGTGTCATCGTCCGTATCCCTGATAATTACTACATAGTCAGCGCCCGTTGATGTAGGTGTATCCTTGACAAGTACTTGACCGGCAGCTACCGCGTCAGCAAATCCGAACTCGAACTTGCTATCACCGATTGCAGTCCGGGGCTGTACCCGCGCAATGGCTAGCGGCCTATTATCAATCGACCAGCACTCAT